TGGCCTGCGCCGCAAGACCACGGGCAAGAGACTTCAGACCTGCCATTGTTTTCGTGCTTTATCCATGGGTCTTGGACACGTGACCTGGACAACACACCTTTCTTCAGCTCGGCCACCGACTATTTCAGTTTTAAATTAGGCATGGACTTTGACCTCATCAGCTTCTTTGGAATCATATCCACAAGTGAACACTCGGATGAAATGACTCGCCTCATGTCCTCACAAATTTGTTTCAAAATTAGTCGAGCCATTTCAGGCCTTCGGTAAATGACCCAACACTTACAGAGGAACTTCTTGAAGATATTTTCCATTACCCTAAGATATTTTGGGCGCACTTTTTTAACGCCGGGTCAGACTCCATGGCTCTCCGTTCGTTACCGTAGATCTTTATCATCTCGGGTAGCTCCGTGGTCTCAAGGGCACACAGACTCTTGACCGACTCGGCAGGTTCCCAGTCATTCGTGACCGAGTGCTTGAACGGTCCATCCTCCGATGGGTACACGTGAATTTTGTTCCTAATTTCATCTGTAGTCATCTGGGTCTGCATGACCGCTTGAGCCGATAGGTATATATTCAGATAGTCTGGCTGGGGGATATTCTGTATATCAACCCCACGGCCCTTCACATTTTCTTTATAGTCCGCCTCATTTTCCAAAGAATTCATTGTCATCATTTCATCTCTCAATTTTGAAACAAAATTAGAATCCTTGGGGCATGCAAAGAACCAACTCTCTATGACCGGGTACTCTGATTTGGTCGTAGCCCCTTGACGATAATAGCCTATGAAATCAGACCCCTTTTTTTTCTGTTCCTCGATGACCCAATCCCATGACTGGGTAGGGACCACCGAAGCATCCGCCCATACGCCCCCATATTTCGGGAGAATATGGAGACGCACAAAGTCCGACTGCCGCGGCTTTGTGTCTGCGAATTTTAGTTTGAAAATGTCCGTCTCTGGAAGGTAGTCCTTCAGGTTCTTGGGGTTCAGAACCACTATGGACCAGTCTGGGTGTAGCCTCCTCCACTTGTCTATGCATTTTGAAACAAAATCGGGAAGCTCCTCCGAGTCCCAATAGGTCCATATGGTCTTGGGTATCTCTTGACTGGTAAAGGGTTCCTGTCGTCTTGCCCATAAGAGCAAAAGAACAACAACTGCAAGGACCGCCAAGACGACGGCCCACATCTAATTTTAGTTGGGAATTTATTCGTGACCCTTGAAAACACAAGCAAGTTCAGGCTTATTGTCTAGTAATTTACGATCATGATTGTGGAACTTTACTATAGTAGGCTGATTAGGCTCGCATACCGACTTGACGGCGTTGTAATTGTTCCACCCGTGGTCATACATGTGCTTATAAGGACCCTTGTTGGCGCTCATGAAATGACACGTGTCATTTACCTCCTCCACCGTCATACCCTTCTGCATGGCGTCTTGTGCGGCTAAATTTACAGCCAAATAGTTGAGCATACTCCACTGAGTCTTTTGGAAATTCACGCCCTTCTTCTGGAGATCATCTAAATAGTCGTTCACTGAATCAAACTCTGCTATGCTCATGAAAGAGTCGCGCCATTTTGTAACCAGTTTGCCACCTGGAACGGTCGCAAAGAACCATCCTTCGATGCAGGGCCACTGGGGCTTAGTCGTGTAGTGCTCTATGTAATATCCAACGAATTCATGTTTGGAATTAGTTTGGAAATCGAAAGGACGGGTCATGAGGATTGACGCATCACACCACACGCCCCCGTATTTTGCAAGAATATTGAGTCGTATAATATCTGATTCACGTGCCGCCGAGTCGTTGAATTTGACAGCCTTGACATCAAAGTCTATGTACTGATTCAGGTTGGTGGGTGTGACTATTTTTACCTCGTAATCTGGATTGTATTTCTTCCAAGAATTGATGCACTTTGTGACGACTGGGGTCAAATCGTCACTGTTCCAATACGTCCAAATTTGTTTCGGAATTATACTGTCCTTTCCGAACGTACTGGTCCTCCGTTGAATCACTATGATCAAAATAACTATGGCGAGTCCGAGGATGACCAGCCACATTCCTACTAACGCATATCAAAATTTTCTGTAAGGACGGGAATCGCACACTTCGAGTACCGGTTCGAAACCGCCTGCATGGTCGTGTTGAAGTGATTACGGAGTTCATCGAGAGACTCAACCAACTCTGATGCGCGACTGTTACTGACTAACACCTGGAACAAGTCGCCAAGCACGGTCGTGTACATCTCCAAAACCTGATGGATCTCCCCCTTGCGCTGCCGAGCCTTATCGCGCTGCTGAATTTTCCTCTTAAATTCATCCTCATTTATGTCGCCAATCATAAACTTGATGCGCAGGTCGCGATTTTCTAGGTTACCGGTCGTATACCTGGGTATCACGGCCCATTGGCAATGTGCGTGTGTTCGATGGGCCGCTGCAATTCGGGGATGGAGTATATGAGTTCGCGGACATATACGCGCCACAAAGTGCCAGTCTGGGAAACCACCGCACGGCACGTCACCAGGATTGCGCTGAAGGGTCCCGCGCTGACGGTGATACTCATAATAGTGAGGGTTGTGAATGGTGCCCAGCTCGACGCGACCCGTCCGCCAACTGAACGCCGTGTGACACTGAGTGCAATACATCTGGTCACACCCGTCGATTTTGAAAATCATCGAGGCACACTTGGGACAGTTGCGCGAATCTTTGGCCAGGAGCTTGGCCGTCTCGACGCTATTAGGGTCGCACGTATGAGGACCGTCCTTATCCTTCCCCTTGACCTCGTGGCAATCTGGGCATGACCAGTTGTCGCACATACCGCACTTCCACGCACTGCTCAGAAAGCCACGACAATCCGATGCGGGACACGCGCGTACAAACTGACGCTTCTCGTGCTCCACTTGACCACCATGAAGACGATTGATGACCTGATTCTGGTACCACTCCAGATGCTGAATATCCAACGCGACGTCGTTGATCACCTTGCGCTGATCTTGCATGAGCTTGTGTCGCAAAACAATCGCATCAAATTCGTTATTGAAACCATGTTCAACAGCCAAAGGTGCCAATTGAAGGGCACTGATTGCAGTCAATTTAATAGTGTGATCATTGACGATTAATGTGAGACGGGCTATCTCCTTGGCCGCACGTCGCACCTTGCGCTCAAGTTCGACATAGGGCTGGGTCGCCGGCATGAGGCTCTTTTCACGCTCTAGGAGCAAAGACTCGCGCCTGTTCTTGTAGTCACGACTGACGAATTTTTGTGTGAAATTGTTCACCAGAATTTCACGGGACCACGACTTGCGACACGACATGCAATGGGCATCCTGCGTGGTCTCCAGGAGGTACCGCTCAGAGCATCCTGAACATGCGCTGAATGGACAATAGGGACAAATTATTTTTGAACGAGATGAGCGGTTGAAGTCATCGCAACACACCTCGCAGCTCATTTCTTATTATCTATAGTAGGCTTGGTTTTATCCTGACGCAAGTGGGGCGGGACATAACTCGATTTTTTCACCTTTATTCCGTGCTTGGAAATAACAACTGGTATTTCAATATCATCATCATCATCGTGTACCCAAGGTTCTATCGGGTCGTCGTCTGTCATATCCGCCCAGCGGTTACTCATTAATAGAACTGGGCATCTTCTTTTTAACAACCTTGATGGCCTTTTTCGCCTTTGGCTTGGGTGTAGGCTTGTTCGCGCTCGGAAACTTGGCGAATATCAGGTCGATCACAGTTTGCCGCGCGTCCGCCGTCTCCTGCATACGCTTGTGGTGGCCCAGAGCCTTCTGGATCTTCGCCTCGCTGTACCCCGCAAGTCGCCACGCCTTTTCACGCTCAGCAATAGGAGGTGCACGTATCCCCCATTTTTTATACAGGGCCGCGACCGGCTCCAAGTTCAGGGAAGGCGGGATGGCGCAGGTAGTGGGCGCCACTGATGGGTTCTGTGCGAACCAGTCCTCACACCGCTTGAGAAAAGCCTCGGGATTGTCCAGGTGCTTGGCTATGAACTCGTACTCGACAGGCGGCGTCCACACCGTCGGCACCGGACCCGTCGGGCAGGAACCCCGTCGCATTTTGTCTAGAATTTGCCCCACCACACTGGGGTGACCAGACGGGATCGGATGCTTGTTGGTGATTGGCGCCCACCGAGAGGCTACGCCGCCTCCAGGTAAAGTGGTGGAGACGAACTGGGTGGGCACGTTCCAGCGAGGGCGAGGGTTAGGGCGCTTGTAGGACATTGTGTTTGTAGGTTACTTTACACTTGGCGTCGAGACTTTTGGCGCGTACACGACACTTTTTTTATAGGGCCCTAGTAGACATGATCGTGACGGAATTTATAAAATTAATTCATTTCCTGGTTTTTATGTTTCTTGTAGTGGCTCCATTTACTGCGAGTGAATACCTGATGTCAATGCACCTTCTTATTGTTCCTTTTATTCTATTACATTGGGCCACTAATCAATCGGTTTGCGCTCTGACGGAGATGGAGAAGATTGTCACAGGCAAGACGTGCGACGAGGAGACGTTTTTCGGGAAAATTGTGGGCCCTGTTTATAAATTCAAGACGCAAAAGGAGGAGAACCTATTTGTGTGGACGGCGATGATTACTCTTTGGTTTATAACGTTTGTTCGATTACAGAAGACTGACTTTGCTCACTTGCGCGCTGATATCCGCGTCCTCCGTCAGGCTTGGCCCTTCTAGTCGTCCTCCTCGTACTCCTCGAAGGCGGCGTCCACCTTCTCGCTCATCTCGCGGTCGCTCATGTCCTCGTCCTCGGCTTCCGAGTCGGCCTCATCGAGCATGGCGGCCAGGCGCTGAGCAGTCGTCAGCTGCTTGATCGGGCCAGTGGCCGGTGAGGGCATCACCACCTCAAAGTCCTGCTCGACCGCCTCGAGGGGGTTGCCGTGCGAGGCGCAGAGGTCGCATGCCTCGTCGGTCTCCGACAGCGGGTGCGTGTGCACCGGCTGCTCAGCCTTCTTGGCCGCCTTGGGCGCCTTGGGCTCCTTCGGCGCCTTCGTAGCCGTCTCCTCCATCGACTGCTTCAGGTGGCGCTTGCAGAACACCTCACCCTTAAGGGCACTGAACTTGCAGGGCTCCTTCTTGCTGGTATGAGCCGTGCAGCAGGGCTTCTCCTTGGGAGCCTTGGGGGCCTTGGCCACCTGGGTGGCGTCGGGCGCCTCACCCTTGCCCACCTCCACCGACTTGGGATCCTTGGCCTTCTTGGTGTACTTGCGAGGCACCTTGATAGCAATCTCGGCCGTCTCGAGGTACTTCTGGTTAAGCTCCTCGAAGTTCAGGCTGTACTCGGTGGCAATGCGCTGCACAAACTGGCGGTCGCGCTCGGCAACCAGGGCGTTGATAGCGTCAGCGAAGGAAGCCATTTGGTTTTTGGTTGGTGGTTGAGTTGCTGGTGCGTTTAAGTGGCTCTCACAACACACGATTTTGGCTCGTGTGTTGAGGGAGGCTGTTGTTTTTTTGGTGATTAGACTGTCGTAACCCTATGCTTGTCTCGGACAGGACACATTTTTTTTGTAAAGTTGGGAGCTTGGCCTTAATGTATATGAAGTGACGCGACTTTTACCTCAAGATGGCGTAAACAATATTTTGAGCCAGAATATTTTGAACTGAATTTGGGGTATTGCCAGAACAAGTCAGCATGTTTATCGTTCTGGTCTGGAGGTTTAAAGTGGCCGACACCACCTCATTTACACGAGTTATAGTCATCGCTCCCAGTAAATTATTTATCGTGACTAACTGATCTGTGGATAAGCTCAATGCCTGAGCCATACTATTTAGACCTTCTTTCATAATATTCCTGAGACTTACTAATGACGTTTCACTTAAAGGCCGCAACCCTGTTGGCGCCGAGACTGGTATCATTGAACCAGATGCGACTGGGCACCCTCCAAACTTACCACCGACGATTGATATTTGTATAGTATAGTTCGTTGGAGTACCTGATGTTGGAACCACATTTGAAGTTACTAAAAAGTTGGACATGCTGTTAATCAACCCGTTGTAGGCCAAAAGCGCCGCCTGCGGAGCCTTCCCCTCAGGCGGCGCTGCCGTGCCCGATGAAATTGGTGCTGGGCCTGGCGCCGTGTATGCAGCTGGGCCTGGTGGTCCAGCCACCCCGGGGGGGCCGGGGGGGCCTGTCGCACCCCTGGAACCACGTGATCCTGTAGGGCCTGTCGCACCCCTGGCACCACTTGATCCTGGAGGGCCTGGAGGACCTGGAGGGCCGGTGCCGGGCGCCGATGCCACTGCCGGTGCCACTGCCGGTGTTGATACGGGAGGCGTTTTGGAGTTGCGCGCCATGGTTTTTGGAGACGCGAAGCTCATCCCACGAAGCCGCCACAGGGTAAGCAAGACAATGGCGACGATCATCGCCGTGATGATCGCGTTCTTCATTATAATATGATTAAATAAAATTATTTTCACGTACCCATGCGTTGCACACGTATTTAGTTCCTGATGAAATGGGCAGACCCGCATGAAGCGCCTTGGGATGACACTTGGGTTCGCCATTTGCAAGGGGTCTGAAAAATATGGCTGAACCGGGGGGTGCCTTCATTTTCACGTCCCCGTGGTCAGGGAAATGAGTCTCGCCGTCAGTGAATTCATCATTCAAATATACGAGCAGAGTTCCGACCCGCTGACCGCCTTGCGCCTCGAAATTCCTACACGCCTCCGAATCATCACAGCACGAGTCGTGGTGGGCTTTGTAATAGGTGCCGGGTTTGTACCGGACAACCTGGAGGTCCTCACAACACCCCAAGTGCTTTCCCGTCATTTCACACGCTTTGGAGAAAACCTTTCGGGCCACTGGGTCGTCCTTGGATATCCACGCCGTCTCGCTCGTGCGGGAAGAGTCCTGTCCGTTCACACCGACGACGGTGCTGGGTGCGAATAGCGAATTCGCCTTTTCCATCAAGTATCTACAGTCATCCTTGGTCAATACGGAATCCACGACGACTGGAGGTTCCCATGGGTTAGTCGCATCCGTGAACCCACGGCCACCGTTTCGCCACGTGACTATGGCCCATGTGAAGAGGATCAGAAACGCCACAAGTGCGAAATAGACCCACATCTATTACTAATCACTTAATTTTTTTCAGCGCCCTGTTCACGGCCACGGCGTTTCGGCGGGCCGCCCGTAGGTTTTCTAAATTCAAATTCACAAGCAATGGACCTGTCGAGTTGGCGATGGGTACCAGATTCTTATAGTACGTGCGTTTTTTACGGATCACTTTCATGAGCTCCTTGACCCGCTCAACATTCTTCTGACCCTTTTCCTTGGCCTCTCCGATCAATGGATTTCGTTTTGAAATTAAACCTTTGTGGAGAAGTGAACCAGACAGGAGCGCAAGGGAGTCCTTGAGCTGGTACTTTAATTTTTGAATTGGAATTCCCGCCTTGTAAGAGAATGGCAGGTGGAGCATGTCACGGGACGCGTGTGGATAAACAGCCAGGGCCGTATCAACGAGATCAGTCACCTCCTTCTTGCCTGTGATGATCTGCCACGTTATAACCTGGTATACCCGGCGACCTGTACCTGGCACCTGGAGGCGCGGCGCATCGTACGCCGATCTCTTGAATCTGTTGACGCGGAGGGAGGCGTTGATGCCCTGATAGTGTCTGTTCAGGTACCGGACAAAGCCGTTCAGGTGGTCATACATGATGGTGCGCATCGTGAGAGCATATGTGGACACGAGCTTCTCGGAAGCGAGTTTACGCGGCACGGCGAATGTAAAATCAAAATCGTTCGTCCGACGAATTTTAGGAGGAAGATCTTTGCCGAGGGCCATGAGGTACAGACGGACACCCATTCCTCCGGTACAGAATATGGTCAAGTCGCCACCGTAAGGGCGTACGAGACGTTTAGTCTTTTTGCAATAGTCCATGAATATGCGTGGAAGAGCCGAAGAGAATGACTTTTCAGAAATGACCGGCGCGGGTCCCCGCAGCCGCTCAATCTTCTGATACGCGTTGTTTAACATAATTTCATGATGAAATGTGCCTCCATGGAACAAGGACTTTTTGGCAGGTGCGTAGTACCCATCGTACCCTTCTGGAATCAGAAACTCTCTAGCAAGGGCCCCAAAGGCCTTCTTGTTCAATTCCTTGTAGCTGAGACGCTGACCCTCCCGTGTATTCGTGTTTTTGGGAAGCTTCCCGGCGTTTTTTCCGAGGAGTTGACGAACTGCCGCCACCTGCTCACCGATCGTGATGCCCGTGCCCAGTACTATTCGCAAGAGACCCTTTGTGTCCTTTGATATGGGGTACTTGCTGCTCATGAGCGTCGTGACGTTTTTGTGCGTCAAGTCAAACAGACGCAGGGTCTTCTTCACCTTGAAGCTGCACAGATTGCCGTAGTTTTTTGCAGTGGGTAAACTCTCTGTAAGGTAGAAAAATCGCGTGTCGCGTAGGAGCACCTGACAGGGAATTCCCTCGAGTCCTTTGTGCAAAACCTTCCCTGGTGGGAAAATCGTCTCTGTAAAGACCATTCTAATATTGAATCAGAAATAAATATTTGGAAATGATAAGATGGCAAATCGCTACGTGGGACTTCTCATGAACTCCCGAACACAGGCTCACGCCTTCCATCTTACGACCAGCTCCTTCGCCGAGCACAAAGCTCTCCAGGCGTACTACGAGGGTATCATCCCCCTGCTCGACTCGTGGGCCGAGGCATATATGGGCAAGTACGGCCGCCTCCGTCGGATCAGTATTAATAAGCGGTTCATGAAGGACCCGACCAAGGCCAAGGCGTACTTCAAGAGCCTTCTGACGCGCGTCAGGGCGATCCGCCTTCCGAGCGGTGACACCTACCTGAAGAATATTCAGGATGAAATTATTGCCCTGATTCGCTCGACGCTCTACATGCTCACACTGAAGTGACCAATGTCCTCGGAGATTTTGTATCAAAAAACGTTATGTAATTTTCCCAATCAACATATTCAAACACAGTATATCCCAATTTCACCAGGGCTTCGAATGGCGTGGGAACGTGTTCGAGCCCCATCATCTTAGCATCAATCGTTTGGTAATTGTGCTCAAAAAATATAACTGGTTTGTATTTTTTGATAGTCTCCGATGCCCCCATAATTACCAGACCCTCTGCACCCTCCACATCTATTTTCATAAAATCAAGCCCGGGCAGGTTGAGTGAATCAATAGTAATCACCTCTGTTGTTTCACCACCCTCTCCAAATCCAACACCAGCCTTGTTGACTACATTTTGATTGTAGTCGAAAACCTTGTCCATGGACACGAGGGTTGTCCGGGTGGGTTCGTGTGCCAACGCACACTGAAAGGTCTTGACCCTATCACCTAGGTTGTTTCGATCCACATTTCTTTGGAGAATATCATAAATATTTTTCTGAGGCTCGAAGGCCCACACTTTGCATTTTGGGTTGAAATTACCATACGACACAGCGTGACACCCGATATTCGCACCCACGTCAACTATATAAGTTGATTTTTGAACTATATCCTTAATGACTGTATTGATAATGTGAGATTCAAACACATTTGAGCTGTTTGCCATGTGTCCAAAAATCCACGCGTCATGTGGGTCGACTTCAAAAACGCCATTTGGCGTGGGGATGATCGCCGTCATATTGTTGACAAAAGTGACGATTCTTTTAATAGCTCAAATAGAGAGTGGCATCTTTTAGAATTCAATGAAGGTCATCGTGAGTCTGACCACGATTCCAAGTCGGTTCGACAAATTGCAGACCGTCCTTCCTGGTCTGCTCAGTCAGACGTGTCATGAGGTCTGGCTTAATATTCCTCCAAAATACAATAGGTTTCCAGAGTGGGACGGTCAACTCCCGGACCTTTCCAATTTTGATTCAAAATTAAAAATTAATCGGGACTGCGAAGATCTTGGTCCGGGCACAAAGTTCATGGGACCTGCGACCCACCTCGACCCCGAGGATATCATAGTCTATGTGGATGACGACACCAATTATGATTCTAAATTAGTTACAAATCTTTTGAAATGGTTTATGACGGACACAAGGAGTGCATGGGGTCTGAGCGGTTTCAATTTTGAAACATATTTTGAGGGTAAATTTCCTCGTCAACACGGCGTCCCTCTGGACGTCCTCGAGGGCTACGGTTCTGTCATCGTCAAGGCGGGGTGGCTCCAGACGGTCCTTCCCGAGTTCAAGGAACTTCTGGAAGTGACTTGGCACGATGACATGATCCTATGTAACCTGCTCGAGAAGCACGGTATCGAGCGCAAGACGGTTTTCGTTCCCGACTGCAATTTGGGGCAAATTAAACAGTACCAGTACGGTTTCGAGGCTGACGCTCTTCATCACGTGGCCGGAGACGGTGGGCACATGGCCAACAACCGTCAAATTCTAAAAAACTTTGAAGATAAGGGTAAAAATTACTACAAGTTTAAATGATCTGTGACACGTTCATGTTCTATAATGAGTTTGACGTATTGGAACTTAGATTGGAAGTCCTCGATAGATACGTAGACCGTTTCGTACTCGTCGAGGCCGAAGTGAATCACGTGGGTGGTCCAAAGCCTCTCTATTTCAATGAAAATAAGGAGCGTTACGCCAAGTGGCTCCACAAGATTGAGCACATTATCGTCAAAGCTGACGAGGCCCCCAAAGATGAGAACCCTTGGGCACGTGAGAAGTATCAGCGCGAGTGCGTTCTGCGCGGCCTTGGGGACGTGCCAGACGAGGCAATCGTCATGATTAGTGACGTGGACGAGATCCCTGATATGACCAAGGTTCCTTTTGAGAAGCTTCCCCATCTCGTCACATCTGTCCACATGTGGATGTTCGAGTACTCTATGGATTATCTGTTTACGGGTGAGCCGTGGTTTGGCACGGTGATCACCAACTGTGAACTCTTCAAACGGGTAGGACCGAATCATCTTCGGGATAACCGCTGGAAGTTTCCGTGTTTTCGGACAGCTGGGTGGCATCTGAGCAGCTTCGGATCTCCCATGCACATCTGGAAGAAGATGAGCACGTACGCACACGCCAAGGACGCCGCGCACGTTATTCAAGATCCCGAGACGTACCAGAAGTGGATCGAGGGTGGGGTTCACATCGACGGTCAGACGCAGCTCATACCTCGCCCACCCGAGGTATCTCTACCCGCACCTGTCGAAGTTCTTCGTAGACTAAATCTTGGGAATTTCGCATAAATTGCGCCTTGGCCTTGAGGAGCTTCATAATGTCATCGACGTGCATAAACTTGAAAAAACGCCGCTTGGCGTTCATAATCTGAAAAGCCCCTGAACGCTCTTCGACGAGGCCCTGACACACAGGCCACGTCACCTCCCTGAGATCATTTAATTCAGCTTCTAAATTGTCAAGCCGACGGAACACGTGACGCTCAAACTCAGAGAGGCTTCCCATTGTACTATCAGATTCTCAAACGTTTATTTGTCCCCGCATTTGTAATTTATGCACAGGGCGGCAGCGACGGCGAACAGGAGCCCCAACCATTGAATCCAGTGATCGAATTTCTCCCCAAAAAACAGCCAGGCTGTGATTGCACCACCAATCACAATCATGGCTTCCCACATGATGCACGTCCACATCATACTGGCGCTGCTCAGCGTCTTTATCAGGAAAAACATAACCGCCATCCAAGCCAAAATGCCGAACATCAGATTATGTTGCTTACCCTCGTCGGCGAACCACTTCAGGTGGGCGTTTCCTACGAGCTCGGCGGCCGTCATGGCCAGTACATATATGAAGCTCATCCCTTGTAATTCCTGAGAAACTATTTTCGGAACAAAATTCAGATGGATGACTGGGTACCCTGGTTGGCCTCATGGTATCCCGTACCACCCCTGGACCGTCGTCAACGTGAAATCCTTTTGACAATTTTGTACAAAAATCCACTCGAATTACGGGTGGCTATTTTGACACACCAAATAAGGAAGATGTTCTCTAATACAGTATGAAGGCGGCGCTTATCACAGGCGTTACAGGCCAGGATGGGAGTTACTTGGCTGAATTTTTAATCGAAAAGGACTATTCAGTGTATGGCTTGGCGAGGTACTGTTCTGAGCGGAAGCATGAGCGGATCGAGCACTTGAAATCTCATCCAGAATTCAGGCTCCTGGAGGGGGACCTGACGGACACGGCCCGTATCAACTCTATAATATGTAATCTGGGTTCAACATATGACTTTATAGAGGTATATAACCTAGGTGCACAGTCTCATGTAAAGCTCTCTTTTGATCAACCAGAGTACACGGCGAATGTGGACGCCATGGGAACTCTTCGGATTCTTGAAGCAATTCGTCAATCAAATTTTGGTTCTAAATTCAAATTTTATCAGGCTGGGACGAGTGAAATGTTCGGAAAGGTGCAAGAGCCAGTACAGAATGAACGGACGCCCTTTTACCCCAGAAGTCCATACGGCGTCTCGAAGCTCTTCGGGTACTGGATGACCAAAAACTATCGCGAGTCCTACAACCTGTTCGCCTGTACCGGCATTCTCTTCAATCACGAGTCGGAGCGGCGCGGTGCAGAGTTCGTGACGCGCAAGATAACCCTAGGCCTGGCAGAGTGGAAAAAGACGGGCAAACCCATCGAGCTCGGCAACATGGAGGCCAAGCGCGACTGGGGTCACGCACAGGATTACGTCGAGGCCATGTGGCTCATGCTTCAACAGCCCGGCCCCGAAGACTTTGTGATTGCGACTGGAGAGACGCACAGCATCCGCGAGTTTGTTGTTTTGGCCTGTGACGAGCTGGGAGTTACGACCCGCTGGACGGGCACGGGCGTTGACGAGACGTGTGTCGACGTGGCAACCGGTCAGGTTATCATCAAGGTGAACCCCGAGTTTTACAGACCTGCCGAGGTGGACGTGCTCATAGGCGATGCCCGGAAGGCTCAAGATCAGCTGGGATGGCTCCCAAAGATTTCGTTCCGCGAATTAGTTAAACGGATGGTCCACAGTGATTGTAAATGAAGACGTGGCTGTTCATCGGTCCGAGGCTCCTGGCGGGAATCGGCCAAGTGACGAACCGCTATGCGGAGCTGCTCCGTGAAAACGGTCAAGATGCCGAATACGTCGAGTTTGGTCAGCATCCTAAAAAGGCGCGATACGACAAAGGGTTTGCGTTCGTCCTCCCGACCGATGAACACATCACCATGGTTGATCAGTATGCCACGCGGTGCGATTCTGTGATGTATATGACCATTTGCGAGACCGAGCCGGTCAATCCCGCCTACGGGAAGTTGGCCAAGTACGGCACTTTGTACGTCGCGTCTGATTTCTGCAAGGAGGTTTTTGAGAAACAATTTCCAGATGTAAATTGGAAGGTCCTTCGGCTGTACGCCGACGGTCTGCCGTCCGTGCCAAAGCCTCTTTCCGGTCCGTACATTTTCTATACGATCGGCAATATCATGGACCCTCGCAAGAACACGCGCGGTCTGATTGACGCTTATTTGCGGTGTGAATTCAGAGATGCTGCGCACCTAGTGCTCAAGGCGACGTGTCTGCAGGATGTGACGTGGCGCGTTCCAGGCGTCACCGTCATCAACGGCCTTCTGTCCAATGAGGACCTCGAGAAGGTTCATGTCCAGAGTCACTGTTATATCAATTGCTCACACTCCGAGGGGGTCGGAATGGGGGCGGTTGAGGCGGCTCTCCGCAACAAGCCCGTGATCATCACAGACTTTGGGGGCCTAAAGGAGTATGTTAAGACTCCATGGGTCGTGCCATGCACAAAGGGACCCATTGGATTTAATGATTTTCTGTTTACGGCTGAACAAAACTGGGGGTTTCCGTCAGGTGACGAGCTTCAGAAATGCATGTTGAACTGTTATGAGAAAAAGGTGACGTCATGGGACCATTCACACACGCGTGAGCTTATGCAGACGCTGAAATGTTGCCCGGAGTTCCAGCAGTAACAATCATGCCCTTGGGCGCCATCGCCTTGATGGCGTTGGCGGCGCTCTTCAGCGCCTTGATAATCTGAGCCTTTTTGACGGCGTTAGCCGCAGCGTTCAGATTCTTGGACACGTTATTCAGACCAAGAGTCTTGGCCTGGTTAGCTGCGGTGCGGAACTGGTTGTTGGCGGTCATGGCACTGTTGGCCGCGGCGTTGGCCATGCGGTTGGCATTACCCGCGTTACCCATCGCCGCCTGATTGGCCGCCGCCACCATCTGGTTATTAGCCTTGACCGTGTTATTCACAGCCGCATTAATTGCGCGATTCATTTATAAATTCTAAATATTAAAATTTAGGGCTCGATGGTCCTGAGCTCTTAGTGTCCGCCGCTGAAGCAACCCAATAATGGGAACCGTACACTACGAGAGCAACCACGATGGAGCTGGAGAGGATGAAGCTCTTGGTAGAGTTGAGGTAAAGGACCGTATCGTCCAGAACCTTGATTCCTGTGGGCTTCTTTATCAGACGGGGGACGATATAGACGAGCAGAAAGTTGATGACTAGAGCAGCCCATACATAGTTCCATTTGAACTCTTCCATATTACACTGGGCTCACATTTTTTCTGCGACGCTGTGCTTCTTGCAAAACTCCCCGCAGGTGGACTTGAACCCACACCGCCGCCCCTCGAGCGTCAGAGCCTTGCAGCGGAGCGCGTCGTGCAGCACCGGCTTACCCGCCTTCTTCGCTGTACCCTTGTTGACCCCCACCGTCTCCTGCATTTTGGGCACCCCTACGTACTCCTTGGTGGTGTGGCGCTTGGCCTCCAGCTCTAGTGCGTGTTCACGAGACCGCAGGAGCGTGTCGGCCAGTTTTTCGGGCATAGGGTGACCCCGTGCCACCGCGTCGTTGTAGAACTTTTGCCAGAGGGGTCCACCTTTGCCCTTGGGGGGTTCCTGAAGCTTTTTTGCGACTGGCACCGGAACCGGCGCCTTGCGGCCCTCGGCAACCGGGCCAAGGGGTGCGCGCCACTGGCTGTGGGTAGGGCGGAGCTTGTTGAGGTCCATGGTTTGTTTGGTTTGATACATGGTATCAAACCCCAGAACCCTGGGCAACCCAAGACACGTTTTTTTTCGCCCTATGTAGTAGGACCATGAGTAACAACGGGTGTGGCCAATTAGGCGCCATCCAGACGCGTGGTACGTGCTGGTTTTACTCGATCCTTAACGGATTTATCCTGTCGGAGGATGGTCAGAAGATCCTGTACAACCGGCTGACTAATTTTTACAAGAAACTCAAGCCAGACGAGAAGGCCTATTTTGATGATCAATTGAACGCGCCGTGCCCTATGAAGAACCTGTCCAAGACGAAGGAGATTTACTTTTGGAAATTCATAGATCAGTACCTGTGTTTCATGAGCGGCCCTCGGGCCGTATCTCTCAAAGCTGGTAAGTCGGCTTCGATCCTCGGAGGTATTAGCCTTCAGGGAACTTTTGCGAAAGAGGCGCAGGGAGGCAAGGGTGCTTTTCCACAGGTGGAAATCGGGAAGATTCTGGACCATGTGGGTTTCGCCAAGGATTACTACGTCAAGTATGCGAATGACCCACCCAAGTTTCATGCGGGACGGAAGCCCCAGTTCGTCGTGGTCATGCAGGATAAGTACTATCCAAAAACTTTCATGGACAAAATTCCAAAAGGGCTCCTTGCCGACCCCAAGTACGAACTGATGTGCGCGTCCCTCGTCATCGGCAACACCAATGCGAATAAGGCTGAAATGCACAAAATGCACGGCATTGCCGGGTTCGTCTGTAACGGCAAGGGCTACATTTACGATTCTAATCAGCGCAAGGTTTTCAAGTGCAACTGGTGGAACCTCACGGACTTCAAGAAGGTCGCCAATGAGGAGGTCGCCGAGGCTTATCCATTTTTCAAGGGTGGCCAGATTAACGTCCAGCAGTACGCATTCGCCATCTTTGCGCGCAAGGAATTCACGAAGGACATTGGGGTCTCGTGCCTCATGAAGTACCGCATCAAGACTCCTGAAACTAAAATCAACTTCACGGATCCTAATGCTGGGAATAGAATTAACAGCAAGTTGTACAATTACCTCAAACCGGCCCAGCGTATTGCCCTCAAGCGCAAGTGGGCTCGTACCGAACACAAGGTGCCCATTTACATCAACAAGGCCACCTTTAATTCCATAGTGGCTGGGGCCAAAACCCGCAGAAATGCCAGTCAACAGGTGCTTAACCTAGAAAGCGCTGGGTATAAATGGAAACCTGAAAATTATAATGAATATGCAGCTAAACTTAGTGAAAAATTTACAATAAAGAAGGCGTCGCCCAAGGCGCCCGTTTACATTAACAAGGCCACCTTCAACTCCATAGTGGCTGGGGCCAAGAACATGAATAACGCCTACAACCAATTCCGCAACCTTGAATTGGCTGGTTATAAATACAAACCAGTAAACTATAACGAATATGTAGCTAAATTGAAGGCTAAATTTCAAATCAAGAAGGCGTCACCCAAGCCCAAGACCCCTAGCCCTTCACCGCGCACAAAACGCGCTACAAAGGTCCGCGCCAATTTTGAAAAATATTGGAAGGATATTCAGCCCGAAAATAGACAGCTGATACGCAATTACGTCTCTGCCTACAAGAGCCCGAGCCCCGAGAAGCCACCACCATACACCATAACGAACGCAAAGCGCAACGTGAACGCGCTCAAGACGGCCAAGGCCCGTGCAGAGTTTTATAAGAAGGGTACCGTCGGCAAGGGTCTGAACCCAACAAACTTGATTGAACTCTCCAAGTACATAAAGGCTAAGAATCTAGCAGCCCGAAATGCCAGAGCGGCCAAAAAATCTGTTGCTAAATAGAAACATGTCACCTCGTCGCCCTTCCGTATCCGGACTGAACTTCAGCACGTGGATGCGAACTAATGCGGGTCGCGCCGTCCGACACTACAAGAAGCGTACAAGCCCGTCGTCTGGGAACCACAAATCGCCAAAGACATCGGCGTCCCTCATGCGCCTCCGCAACCGGGGGATGCGCACTGTGGCAACCCTCAAGAATTACAACGCCGCCGTCTTGCAGCGCAACGTTGCCCGCGTCAAGAAAATGCTCAAGGAGATCGCCAACTATGAGGCGCGCCGGACCCACAAGCTCGTGCGTCAGCCAAGTGGTTCGTACTCACTCGCGCGTCGCAATTAAAAGTGTTACTCAATTATAAACTAAAATGCAAATTTTCATTAAAACGTTAACTGGGAAGACTATTACAATCGAAGTTGAAAGCTCCGATACCATCTCTAGTATAAAACAGAAAATTGAACAGAAGGAAGGCATCCCTCCGGACCAGCAGCGGCTCATTTTCGCCGGAAAGCAGTTAGAGGATGATAGGACTTTAAATGACTATGGAGTTCAAAAAGAATCTACTTTACACCTTGTTCTCAGACTCCGGGGAGGATTTTAATTCTAAACTAAAATTAGAATGGCCGATGCATTGACGTCGGGTTTGAAAACTTATGGAGAAATTAGAACCAGAGTTGGTGTGATTGTTGCCGTGGTGGTGGCTATATGTTTTTGCATATGCGGGTGGATGACGGTCCTGGCCAAAGATAAACGCACCACCAAAACTACTGGTATTCTTTCTGATGTAAATTGTTCTGCAAATACATGCACCGCAACGGCTTTATACGGAATGACCGGGTCACCGTCGCCGTCCCCGGCTCCGTACCAATTCACGTCGACATGGGGACCTGGTATGACCGAGGGAAGGACTGTTGACGTGTACTATGATCCGGCAAACCCAATTGACGCGAGTGCAGGTCCCGTTCCCAAGTGGCTCGGATGGACGTTCATAGGTGTCGCAACGTTAATAATTTTGTTTTCATTTTTGTTTATGAAATTCTTTTCAGGATTGTCCAACCAAGGAAAGGCGGTGGTTGGTGGCTTCCAGGCTGCTTCAGATGTCTCGTCATTTTTCAGTAAAAATTAATATTTCCAAATACTAAATGGCTTTCCGTATTCAGGACACGGTGTCTAGTCTTTTTTGGAAAATTTCAGGTGAGCGCATCGTATTGGCCGAGACGGGCGACGACTTCACCGAGGGACCCGATGGTCTGGTCAACGTCTTCACTGCAGGAAACTACGTGTACGCCCTGCCCAGACCATCCGAATGGAAGTTCACGTCCGACGGTTTCTTAACCTTCGATGGAACTCACTTTATTAGCACGGACGTTTCCGAGAAGTGCCCAGTGCTCTCGACCGCCCCCACGGCGTGGGTGAAGGTGGGTGGCGCCGAGCCCGTGGCGGTCCCCGAGCCCGTGGCGGAGGAAGAGGATGAGGACGTTCCAGAGCTGGTGGATGACGAGGAGGACGTTCCGGTTGCGCGGGGCTCCGCTCTCATCGAGGAGGCTCTGAACGCGGCGGCGGAGGAGGATCCAGATATCGATGAGGAAGATGATGCTTAAGAGAATCGCGTCATGTTATAACAATGACCGACCTCGTCAAGCACGTCATCAGATGTTTCAACACAGCCAATACATGGAAGTCCAAACTACCAAATGAAGTTTTCGCACTCGAGGGCATGTCTGGCTTCAAGACGCGTGTATTTTATAATGAATTGTGTTCCATAGAATTTCCAGATCGTCAAACCGAGTATCTCGAAGTTGGTGCATGGAAGGGGTCCACTCTGTGTTCTTCCATGCATGGCAATCCAAAATGCAATGGAACCGTCATCGAGAACTGGGCACTTTTTGGAGGTCCCAAGGACGAGTTTGATCATCACGTCAAGTACTTTGAGTTCGGTGACCGTTTGACCATTTTTGAGGAGGATGTATTTTCATTCGATATTTCTAAAGTAAAAAATCCTATTGACGTGTATCTGTACGATGGTGACCATGATGAGATACACCAATACAAGGGAATCACCCATATATGGAAGGCCCTTGCTGACCAGGCTATTATTATCATCGACGATTGGAACGCCCCTCAGGTGCGAAAGGGCACGTTTGAAGGACTCGAGGCGGTGGGCGCCAATATCATAGAAAAGTTTGAGATTATGTACACCTACGATGGACAGCATACACCCATGCCGATTGCTCAGCGTGAATTTTGGAACGGAATTGGAGTGTTCGTCGTCTCAAAAAATTCTCAGTAATAATCAGACATGAACATTCCTCCAACCAAGTGGGGTCCTCATTTTTGGATGACGCTTCATATAGCCTGTTTAGGGTGCCAAGACTATAAAATAATAGCAGGGTTCGTCGAAGGGTACAAAGCCATCATACCTTGCCTGTCTTGTCGGTTGCACTTTGAACAGGTTCTGGTAGAGAATCCCGTCCCAGAAACGGGAGATTTTTTCAAATGGTCGGTCGACGTTCACAATATAGTCAACAGACGGATAGGAAAAACAGAATTTTCATATGAGGATGCATTGGCTAACATAGTCACCGGGGCGCCTTCTAGAGAACCCCCTCAATTTGATTTCAAAATTGCACTTATTGTCTTGCTCCTATTTGTAATTTTATTTCTAATTTTAAATCGTAAATAGAATTAAGGAATGGCTGGTGGTCTTTTTCCCGGATACCCGTTCGCCCTTAACATCAAGTGTATCATTTTCACAGCTATTCTTGCGGCCGGTTATTGGTTCGCTCCCCACAAGAATCTCTGGGTCCTGTCCTTCCTGATTTGGTTCCCATATATCGCCTTAGCATGGTACGACTATGCTTACAAATGCCAGGGTAAGCTTCAGCCGACTCTGGTTCCTTTCGGCCGGTTCATCTGGCTGCCGTTCAAGCCCCCTGACTACAAGAAGGAGTTTGACGAGCTCCCACCCGAGAAGATCCAGTCGATGAAAAATCTGGACCACCTGATCGTGTGGACTGTGATCGCAGCCGCAGTGACGTGGTACCTCGCGACGCGAAAAAATTAGGGTCTTGTGCCACACAGTGACCTAAAGGCAACAAGACCTATCAAGTTAACATGAGCTATGAACGGCTCACACACGTTGAGCATATTCTCAAGCGCCCCGACACTTATGTCGGATCCCTCCCTCCCGAATCTGCCTCCTATTGGATTCGAGACGGGGAGCGTTTCAAGCTTTCTGAGCTTTCTGTTTCACCTGGCTTGGTGAAAATCTTCGACGAGGTTCTGGTCAACGCCATCGATCAGCACTCCCTGCACCCCAAAAAGGTGACGTGTATCGAGGTTCACCTGGGCACAGATAACTCGGTCACGGTCTATAATGCCGGTTCCGGAATCCCCATTAAGAAACACGCCACTGAAAAAGGTGCCGATGGAAAACCTCTCTGGATTCCCGAGCTTATCTTTGGGCACCTTTTGACGAGCTCCAATTACAATGACGAGGAGCAACGCGTCACAGGCGGCCGTAACGGTTATGGCGCCAAGTTGGCCAACGTTTTCAGCTCCCTATTTAAGATCAAAATTAGTGACGGTAAGAAGGTCTATGAGCAGACTTGGACCGCAAACATGAGCAAGGTGAGCCCACCAGTCGTCACGGACGAAAAGCTGGTCCCTTCAGTGTCGGTCACCTTTTTACCCGACTGGAAGCGCTTTGGTGGTCCGGGTGACTTTGCAAAGCTCGTGGAGAAACGCACATGGGACACGGCCATGTGGTGCTCAAAGGCCAAGGTCTATTTCAATACTAAATTGCTCAAGGTTGAGAACCTCAGTGAGTATGCTCAGGCCCACGTAGGTACGGGGGCCATAGTCAAGATGGCCATTGACAACTGGGAGATTGTGGTGGCTCACTCACCGAGTGGAGCGTTTCAGCAAGTTTCATTTGTGAATGGAATTTCCACGACCAAGGGTGGAAGCCATGTGGACAAGGTGACCAAGGCTCTGTGCGATGCGATCGCGGCCGACAAGCGCGTGACTGTGAAACCGACCCAGATCAAGGCGGCGCTCTTTGTGTTCGTCCGGGCCGTCGTGGTCAACCCCACCTTCTCGAGCCAGACCAAGGCGGAATGTACTTCAAAAATTACGGATGCCATTGATTTGAAACCAAAATTCGTCAAGGATGTCCTGGCTACGGGAGTCCTGGATGATCTTCTCGCTCTCGGCCTCGCAAAGGTTGACAAAGAGCTCAAGAAGACAGATGGGTCCAAAAAGTCGCGCATCACGGGCATTCCGAAGCTTGACGACGCCAACTGGGCCGGTACCCACAAGTCTCACGATTGTACGCTTATTATTACCGAGGGTGACTCGGCGAAAGCCCTTGCCATTGCTGGTCTGAGCGTTGTAGGCCGCAACGCGTTCGGCGTGTTTCCACTCCGGGGAAAGCCTCGCAATGTGCGGGATGCCACGGTAAAGCAGGTGACCGATAATGAGGAATTTTCCAACCTCAAAAAGATCCTCGGGCTCCAACATGGCAAGGTCTATAATTCAGTGAGAGAATTGCGGTACGGCCGTCTGATGATCATGACCGACGCGGATCTGGACGGATCTCATATCAAAGGTCTGGTGCTCAACATGTTCCACGTGTACTGGCCGAAGCTGATTGAACTCGGGTTTGTTGTGTCCATGGTGACGCCAGTCATCAAGGCGGGGCGCGTGTGGTACTTTACGGAGGAGGAGTTCCGGACGGCTCAGGAAGCTGGGCGGGTAGTTTCCTCCGGAAACGTCAAATACTACAAGGGTCTAGGTACCTCCACGTCGGCCGAAGCCAAAGAGTACTTCCAGAAGATCGAGCAACTGACCGTGGCTTTCGGCGCGGACCCGCACATGAACGAATCCATGACCTTGGCCTTCTCCAAAGCCCAGGCTGACGACCGCAAGGGATGGCTGACGAATCACATGGCGGCCCCTCCAGTGGGAATCCCGTATGGGCACATCAAGGCCCTGCCCGTTACGGACTTTGTGCACCGTGACCTGGCCAACTTTAGCGCGGAGGACATCAAGCGATCGATTCCCCACGTTGTGGACGGTCTCAAGCCGAGTCAGCGCAAGGTCATCTACGCCTGTCTGAAGAAAAACCTGACGTCAGACATGAAGGTGGCGCAGTTGGCCGGGTACATCGCCGAGCAGACGGCGTACCATCACGGCGAGGCGAGTCTGCAGGGTACGATTGTGAATTTGGCTCAAAATTTCGTGGGCGCCAACAACCTCAACCTCCTCGAGCCCTCTGGGCAGTTTGGAACGCGCCTAGCAGGTGGCAAGGATGCGGCTAGCTCCCGTTACATTTTCACGCGTCTAAGTCCTCTGACTCGACGGATCTTTGACCAGGCCGACAATTCTGTTCTGAAATACGTGATGGATGACGGGCAGCAGGTGGAGCCGGAGTTTTACGCCCCCATTGTGCCGATGATTCTGGTGAACGGCGCGGAGGGTATCGGTACCGGATTCAGCTGCTATGTACCGCCGTACGACATTGAGATCGTAAAGCACAATATTCAGTGTGCAATCAATCAGGTGGCTATGGTCCCTATGGTCCCTCACTTCAAGGGATTCAAGGGGAAGGTGGTCAAAACGAAGGATCACACGTGGGTCCTGCATGGTGTGGTGGCAAATGAGGGGACGCAGCTGCACGTGACCGAGCTCCCACCTGGTGTGTGGATCCAGGACTTCAAGGAGCACCTAGATGCACTGCTTGAAAAGGGCACCATTCAGAAGTTCGAGAATCACTCGACGGAGACGGCGCCCGACTTTCGCATCTGGGGCTTTGGGGGTGACGATCCGATCAAAGAGCTCGGGATGACCAAGACCATTCACACCTCGAACATGCACCTGATTGGCCCTAACGGAGCGGTCAAAAAGTACAACAGCCCTGAGGAGATCCTCGTGGATTATCTGGAGGTGCGGTTAGGCGTGTACAAGAAGCGCAAAGCGTGGCAACTCAAGCAGATTGAGACGGAGGTGAATTGGCTCTCGGAAAAGTCGCGATTCATTCGGGACGTGGCGGTGACTCCAAAGCTGCATGTGTTCAACACGCCTCTTGAGCAGATCCATGCCCAACTTCGGCGGGAAAAGTACGACGAGGCTCTGTGGCCCAAGCTCATGGACATCAAGACGTACCAGTACACAAAGGAGGAGGTGGCAAAACTCGAGGCACTATGCACAGCCAAGCGAGAGGAACACGCCAAGCTCAAGGCTACGAGTGTGGTGCAGTTGTGGAAAAATAACCTCAGTGAAATTTAGATATGGCCAAGCAAGCCTTTGACAACGTGCTAGACCTTGAGCGCAAAGCACAGGCGCCTGTGCTCGACTTTTTCAAAAACAAGGTCCCCCAGGCTTTTGAGAATGTCCTCAATTTTGAACGCAAAATTCAAAAAGACATTGTGAACTTCTTCGAGAAGGAAATCCCTGAACTCATCCCTCAACCCGTCCCACCCCCCGTCACCGCCTCCGGCACCATTCAAGGCGTGAATATCGTCTTAACCCCAATTGAAATTAACGGTTTCTATTTATTGACGGGCAATAACTATGTGACGTTTTACGTAACCACTAATAATTTAAACAGGGCGACCCTGATCGACGATTGGGTCGCCACGGGTGTTACGGGACTTTCTGGACAGCTTAAAGTGACTCTTCCAGTGGATACGAACATGACAATGGAATCCCGGGTGGCCAAAATATCAGCCACCACGTCAGAGTCTTATATCTGGTCATTTAACATTCAATCAGATACGGAACAGGCAGTATCTCCATATCAGACCGTCACGGGTGCTACTCTTTATCCACCTGGCCAGATTGAATACAAGTCTATGAAGCGCAAAGGGACGATCACGGGATACTATGAGGTCTCGCGGAACGTCACAAAGTACATATTTAGTGCAGATCCCCCCGCGGGTTTTGGAGTCGGATGGACGGTGGAAGATCTGAATGGGTTCGAGGGTCCATGCCGTGTCGTTTCATACACCGATGTGACTTATCAGAATTGGGTTAATAATACACTTGTGCCTACCCGTGAGATGTTCGCTATATTCGCCCCCATTGACGGTAGCATCCCAGAGAATACATCCAGAAAGGTCTACACATCTGGCACCGTCAAAGAACCAGGATTCTTGAGCACCTTCGTCCCTGCCAATTTCACGAATTTCGACAAGAGCATGGCAGCAGGACTTCAGAAATTTCAGATTGAAATTAATCAAAGTGTGAGAGGTGGAACAACAACGGTACCGCTTCGGGATCTCAATACTGGATTTAAATATGAAAATATGGAGACTGGGCCATTGAGTGACGTGACAGGGAGGGGCTTCAGTGCAGGGTCTGTGACGGCTCTTCACGCAATAGGCCCACAAGAGGATCACCTCCTCCTCGAGGATTTCACAAAGTCTCAGTGGAACCCTGATTTCAAGAGACACACCAACTCCGTCATGTACCAGCGCGTCATTCCTTTCCCCCCTCCCAACCCTTCGTACCAGAACCAGACGATTCAGCTCGAGCTTTTGCCTACTGAGCTCGGGCATTTATTGTCGAACATGTACCTGAAGGTGACGATGCCTGCTCTGTCTATTGGCTCACAGTATACATCCCAGATTGGCCGCGCTCTGATAAAGCAAGTGGATCTCCTCGTGAATGAGACGGTCATCGAGACTCTCTATGACGACTGGTACATCATTCGTGACCAGATGTTCCTTGACGCGGACGAGCAAACGGGCATGTTCCAAGCGGTCGGAGGATCGAATATCAACTCCCAGGTGGATACAGATTACATCATCCCTCTCGAGTTCTTCTTCTGCCGCCGCAAGAGTCACAACGCCCAGGACGACGAGCGCCTCCGCCGCCCTTACTTCCCTCTTTGCGCAATGTGGAACCAGCGTCTGTACGTGCGCTTCACCTTCCAACCCAACACGTGGTGGTGCAACGTGGCCGCACCCCACACCACCGACTTGGTGCTACCCAAGCTCGTGACTGAAGAAATTTTGCTTGAAAATGCAGAAAAGCTGTACTACACTAACACGCCACTCAAGTACATCGTGAACCGCGTCAAGAAGGAGTCGACCCTGACGTTTTCGGCTGGTAACCCTCAACTCCAGCTTACAGCTTCCTTTCCCGTCCAGACCCTTGCGTGGTTCTTTAGGAACAAAAATTACGAAGACGTTTCTTCAGGTCTTTATTCAGACTCACGCTACAATTATGGCTACACGACGCAATATATCCAGACTGGAATTCAATTGAACTTCCCTTCGGGCGTCTCCAACTACATAGACGTTATTGATACTGCTAAAATTACACTTAACAACGTTGATATTCTGAGCACGTTCCAGGGGTCGTTGTATTACACTTTCAAACAGCCTATGGAACACGGACTTTCAATTCCTTCAAAAAGTATTTATAGTTATTCGTTTGGGCTCACCCCCAAGGAATACAATCAGGGTGGGTACCTCAATTTTTCAAAGCTCAATTCACAGACGACGACTCTGACGCTCGTCTTCAACCCGAGCTATGCAACGCAGATTTCTCAGGGGTATAATTTGTATATGTTTTACTATGGCTACACTCTTCTGGAGTTTCAAAACGGCTTTGCTCGTCTTCCCTATGTTTGATAGGAACCTTCTCGAGGTATTCGATGATGCCGTTCTGTACGCACCACCGGAGAAAATTCAGTTGGGCGCACGTCGTCGTGAACCCCTGGAACTCGACGCGCTCCGTACGACAAAATGGGTCAAACAGCTTCTTGCTGTATCCGTCCAGACTGGACTTGTAGGCTACGTGGACCGTGAACATCTTCCCCGTGGGCGTGGTGTACGTCACGTGATTGTTTTTGGCATAGTTGGTCACGAACCACTCGAGTTTGCGGAGGGAGATTCCCCTGCGGTGCCCCAGAATATCTTGAAGCTTTTCACGATTCTCTGGTACATCAAAAAATTTGGAGAGGCTGGTCAGAAGAAGATCCGACTTACTCATTGACATTTTTGAGTCTAAAATCTCTAAGTCTCCCATGGAGCTTTGACCCTCTCTACGAGTTTAGCAGGAGGTGGGGGGACTTGGGATTGATGAAACCCACAATAGCCGTTCTCTTTGGGAACTTTTAGACACCTCTTCTTGTTCTTTAGAATTCCCTTGCAGAAAGAACATTCGATACCGGCCGTGTCCTTGACCAACTGTTCAATAGGTAAATCATAGGCTTTTGAAATCACCTTGAGGGTCTCGGATATTTGAAGTCCGACCCTGCGAGAAACCTCCTCTTCAATGAGTTGAAGGATCTGTTGCTCCATGTACTTACTAATTTTGGGAGCGAATTGTTTATGCCACCTTCTTGGAAAACATGGACAGGAACGCCTTGCGAGCCGCCACCTCTGTGGTGCTCTCCGTCTTGGCCATGAATTTTCGATCGAAAATAAGGTCGGCACTGACGAGAGGTTCGAGGAGATCCTGTACCGGCTTTTTGAACTGGTTCGTGAAATAGTACTGGAAATCGAGCGGTACATTCTTCTCACGGACCCACGCAGGATCCTCCGCCTTTTCATACATTCTCCCATCCCCCTTGACAATCACAAAAGAGACGCGATCGCCTTGTTGAGGCTCCGAACCTGGTGCCCGCGCCTTGATCTTATCACGGACCGTCACGTGAGGCATCGGCACCTTGTACTCGGACGCCAACTGCTTACTCATCAGCAGCTTCTCGATCGGCACATTACCCTGAATCAAGTCCTTGGCCGCCTCCCGTGCCGTCGTGATGACCGGGTTCGGGTCACTCGACTCGAGCACCATCTCCAGAAGCTTTTTTAGGGTCTCGCGGACGAAGGGACAACTGTCACGTCTGACAACCTGCAGACCCTTGATATCAATCTTTTTGAAGGCGACCGTCCCATCACGCCCCTTTTCGTACATCTTGGCGGCGTAGCGCTTCTTCGAGTACAGAAAGTACGGGCAGTAAACCTTCTCGAGCTCGAGGTCGTTCGGAGCCTTGAACAGCTTCGTGCATTGCTCTGCGGCCTGTTCACCCTGCTCCCACGAGTAGTCGATCGCCTCTTGACCCTTGCGTCCCTGGACGTCAAACTCGACCATAACAGAGTCCGTGTCCCCGTACCGAACCTTTGCGCCCGGAAAGTGCTTCTCGACGTAATTCTTCGTCTCCTCGATCATTTGGCGTCCTCGCATCGTAACGGTACTCGCGATGGCGACACACGGAAGCATGCCCTTCGATGCGCCCGTAAATCCGTAGATGCTGTTCATACTGATCTTGTAGGCCAATTGCTGACCGTTGTAGACCGCCTCCATCGGTGTCCCTTCCGCCGCAGCCATGAGTCTTTTGGCCTTTTTGCGAAACGCCTTGAGGTCCGTCAAGATGACTGGGAGCAGGGAATCCACGCCTTGGGCGAACCTGTGCGGCCCGAACTGCTCGTACGTGACGCCTGGCAAGTTGTCGTACCGGGAATTCATGACGAGCGTCGAATAACACAGATTCTCGGCGCACATGATGCTAGGGTACAGACTCGCGAAATCCAGTGCCGTGATGGGGCCATAGTATGCACCAGTCTGCGCTTCCAGAACCGTCGCGCCTTGATACTGATCGTCTGTTGGTCCAGTTGGTCTGCGGAACGTCGGAATGATGAAATTAAGCTCCCGGGCTTTCTTGGCCATCTGTGAAAACACCTTGATTTGTTGCCCTCGCTCACTCAAAAACGCCAAAGGAACCCAACACGCCTTGGCCATCTCAACCTGATTCTGAATCTGGCAGAGTTTCTCCATGAGCGAATGTGGTAGCTCCGTATCCTTGATACAGTACTGGGCCACCTCCCCGAGCTCGGCAGGGTCCCCATCCCTGTACCGTCTGAAAATCTCTTTGACCGGCATATCGTTCTTTTGATCATTCAGAAAGTGCTTCGAGACATTATTCAAAGAGTAGCTCTCCAGCTTGTGCTCACGCTTAACATCCTGAAAGAGATCAAAAACGTAGCGGCCTTTCATGGGCACCATCTTGAGCTCGTTGTTTCCGAGGGCGCTCGAACTAAGATTCTTCTCGACGAGCGCCGCCACCTCCCCACGGATACGGCCCCACACGGGGCTCAGACCGCAGTGAATCGTCGCGCGGATGATGAGAAACTCCAAGTCGAACCCGAAGATGTTCCATCCCGTGATGATGTCGGGATCAATTTTGATTAGGTACTTTTGGAAGGCGACCAAAAGCTCTTTTTCGGTCTCGAAACTCTCCACGTCAGCACCAGCCGTCTGTTTGAGGCACAAACACTTGCGGTCCAAAAAGCCCTCTTTTCCAAACTCCTTGGTCGTCATGCCAATCTGAAACACGATGTCGCGAGGGTTCTTGGGGTCCGGAAACGCTCCAGTACTCGAGTAACACTCAATGTCGAACGACATGATTCGAAGAGGCGCAAAGTCGTCCCGGGACAAGGGGGTGATGAAGCGCCAGTTTGGTGCCCACAGATTCACCTCGCATGTTGACTCGGCGTCCGGTTCGCAAAGTCCAGGGTCGATCCATCCGGTCGATGTACACCCAGACACGTGCATGAATCGAAGGACTGGGTCGATGTTTGACTCGTACATTTTGCATCCTGCGAGTTCGGGATGTTTGTTGTTGTCCACACAATAGGCGAAACTCCGGAGGGCTCTATGCGTCTTGAATTCCACCTTCAAAAAGCGCGAAAGCTCACCGTTCTGGAACCCCCAGAGATCCTTGCCACGGTGAACCTCACACGACGCAAGACCCCTCCAAAAGGTGCTCTTGATGAAGCTCTTGAGATCCTTTTCCGTTTTGACAAAACAGTACGGGTTAAATTTCGTCCCGAGGGAGACGGATTTGCCGTCCTCGGCACGACCAAAAATTCTGATCGTAAATTGGTCATCCTGATCCTGACCGTCCCATGCGACGGCTTGGAAGGTGGCCATAACTTGTGAGTTTAGGGCTGTATGTTTCTAAGTACAGCACCGATTAAAATACCTATACTGTTCCATAAAATATCCAGAGGGTTCATGACCCCTGTAAAACTTTCACCAATCTCCCACGCGAGGCCCAGCATCCACAGTAAAAGTCTTTTATCTGGAAAAAGGTACGATCCTAGTGCAAAATAAAGAATGTGCGAAAGGTTCCAAAACGTAAAAACGCGCGGCCCATACTTGCTACCCTCTTGGGATATATCCCGTGTTAAAAAGAGAATCAATTTGTTTGACCCTCCGTACCTGAAAAAGTCAGTTTGCATGACGTTTTGTAGTATAGTGGCGGCTATGAAAACCCCGAGGACCCCAAGAATAATATAGGTCACAAAATTCATGTTCTAATTTTTGTCTAGATTTAAATTCCAGTCGAGCCGAAACCCGCCGCGCCGCGCTCCGTGACGAGGCCCGTGCACTCGCCCGGCACCTCAATAACCTCGGGCGTCACGCACTTCTCCAGAATCAGCTGGGCGATACGGTAACCTGGACGAATTACGAATGGCTGATTGACGTCCAGATTCTGCAGGACCACCTTGACCTCGCCCGTGTAGTCAGGGTCGATCACACCCGCCAACGTGTCCAGACCGTGCTTTACGGCCAGTCCACTACGAGGTGCAATACGTCCATAAGTTCCTGGCGGGAGATTGACGGTGATACCGGTCGAGACGACCACGCGCCGGCCAGGGAGTACGACGTAATTGTCAATGCTGAACAGATCATACCCAACGGCACCTGGGGTTGAGCGCGTAGGCAGAATTGCATGAGGTACCAGCTTAGTGACATTGAGTGCCATTGTACACATCCAACGATACACGCCTTTATATAGAGAATTAACCTGTTTGAATAATAAGATGGCCATAAAGTCCCTTATACTAGACATCGACGGAGTCCTCGTGCGCGACAAGCTCCTTCTCGCACATGTTCAAGAAAACTGTGTAAGGTACGTAGCCTCGAAGCTTCCAGAGGCCAAGAACCCCCGCGACGTCAACCGCGTACTGTACATGACGCACGGCCACACGGCTCGGGGGCTCCAGAAGTCTTTTCAGATTGATGCGAGTGATTTTAACGAAAAGGTGTATGATAAGCGCGTCTTGGAGCATTTGGCCGAAGTTATTTACGGTACTGAATTCCAACTCGAGGCTAAGGAGATTTCTGAATTCACAAAGAAGGGCTGGAACGTGACCCTCTTCACGAACGCACCGGCCGTTTGGGGCGGTCGGGTCGCACGGGCGATAAGTGACGAGGTTTGCCTTCGCTGTCCGGGCGACAATCTCATAACATCTCACATCAAGCCAGAGGCTCGGGCCTACGCCAACTTTTCAAGGGTGCAAACCCACGTTTTCGTCGACGATTGTATGAAGAACTTGGTGACGGCGAAATTTTTGCCAAATTGGCACCCGATCCATTTTGGTGAAGAGTCCAACACATGGTGCCCTACTATCGGATCTATATGGGAATTGTGCATGTTTCTTGATACTGCCGACTTTCTCATGGATAGACACGAGACGAAATAATTAAGTGAATTAAATATAGAATGTCGTGCTTTACGCGCAACACCCAAGACCCCTTGTATGTCGTCTTGCCTTATTTCAACTTTTGTGGATTCAGGCGAAGACGGCAATTATTTCTTGAATTTGTAAACAGAATTTCAAAGACGAGAGGTATCAGGATCGTCATAGCAGAGGCTCTGGGACCCGCCCCCCTCCCAGCCCTGCCCGTGTGGCGTCATTTGAAGCTACAAACTCCAGACCAGATCTGGATAAAAGAAAACCTGGTGAATAGGGCCGTCACCGAATTCCCGGACAACTGGAAGTACATGGCGTGGGTCGACGCGGATCTTACATTTTTGAACGTAAATTGGGTCAAGGATACCGTCACTGAACTCGAGTCCTATGACATCGTCCAGCTATTCCAAACGGCCGTGAACCTCGGACCCACCGGAGAGTCCCTCAAGATTGACAGGGGGTTCGGGTACATGCACAGGGACAGTGGGACGCCTTACACGAAAACGGACAAGTACGGATTCTGGCACCCTGGTTACGCTTGGGCCTGTACACGCAAGGCGTTTGAGCAGATGAACGGCCTCGTCGACTGGGCGATTCTGGGCTCGGGTGACCGACACATGGCACTCGCGTGGATCGGGCGCGTCAAGGACTCTGCACCCGGTAACATAAGTCCAAACTATTTGAACCTATTAAACGATTATCAGAGAGCCTGTAAAGGCCTCGAGGTTTCATATGTTCCTGGTACTATACTTCACCATTGGCACGGGCGCTTCGAGGACCGCCGTTACAAAGAACGTTGGGAAATTTTGACCAAAAATAGTTTTGACCCGTGCCTAGATATTTCAGTTTCAAATTCAGGAGTGACGTGTCTGACCCGACGGGGTCTAAGACTGGCCAAGGAACTTCAGGAATATTTCACGGGACGCCGAGAGGACTCTTAAAAAAAATATACCACAACAATAATGGAAAATTTCAAGAAAAACTTGAAGACGGCATATAACACCAAGAACCTCGGTAGAATGATTAGCCTCGTGAATAACAAAAACTATGGATCAATGGTTCCTAGTAGAATGGTGCGTGCTGTTCTGGTGACGAAGTTTTGCGAGTTGATCGTATCATACGGGAAGGCTCCTATTCTTCAGAAACGCAATGTCGAGGTCCAGTGTATACCCGGGTCTGATAATTCCAAGTATGATTTTATTATAAAATTCATCGATCGTGCCAATGGAAACACCATCGCCGAACTCAATTGTGCGATCAGTATGCACAGCGCCGATAAATTTTTCTTCACGACAAAAATTTCACTCGGCCGCACCGAGAATAGATACTCCAAAAGTGGTAACCTTAGACCTACGAATAACGGCCCTGGGTATGGCACAATTATTCGCGCTTTTTTTTGCGCCGCGTCCAAAAAACTAGGCGCCGTGGCCGTGACGCAATCATCCTCATTCCTGACCAATCAAAACAAGGCGGCAGCTCTAGCCGGTACACTTAAGCAGCCGGTAAGCGCCTATATAATGAATAAGTTAGGGTTTAATAAAAATACCAACCGAAACGTCAACAATCCGCTTAATAATCATACTCGTGTATTATTCTTCAAAAATTTCAAGACTGGTACTTTCGCGAACCTACCAACTCCTGCTTTAAATTCAGTCATGAGTAATATAATGAAGAACCGGGGCTAAAAAACGCGTCGTGTGAACCCTAGGTACATCACAGACAATGTCAAATCAACCATGAACGCCGTCCAGCGCGAGTACATTCGCAACGCGCGCAAGGCTATCCGGATTGCAAACGACGCCAAGTTCAATGCCGTCGTTTACAGTTACCAAGCCAATTGGGCGGAAGCCTACTGGCACAACTACCTCAAATCGTCCGGGGCCAAGAACTTGACCGAGCGCATGGCAAGGCTGCGCACCTTCCTGAACGCCAAGGACACGAACGGGGCTCTGCGCTACCTGGAGAGTCACTAGCGCCGCAGGTTCTGGTCGGGGTCTGCGCGCCCCACGTACCATGCCCGAGGCGCCTTGCCCTTTGTGAGGAGGACATATTTATATGTTCTCGCCACCGCCCATTGCTGTGGAGTCGCTCCTGGGCGGCTCCCGCCCGTCTTCCACGCCTTGAGGCCTCTGTTATAGACCGTGTTGAGCGTCGAACGGCTAATTCCCGTTCGACGCGAAATAGCCTCCTTATTAAACTTCAGACCTGGATATGTTTTGTGAAATAATAGAGTCCATTTTGACTTTTGCTTCGTCCCACCCTTGTTCGACCGTCCCATGCGCAACTTGCTGTAGGGCGCCTTGCGTCTCCTCATGAGTTCCAATTCCCTTCTTAATTTCATAGACCGGCTCAGCCCCGTAAAGTACCGTTCAGGCCATGCGCGTCGGAGAGTGATATGACGGGGTTTCATCTATTTTATTCCAAGATAATATAAATGAATAACGGTCGCTCAAATGCGAACTTGATGGAGGAACTCGAGGGACGTCAGATGGCTCTCGCTACGATGAATATGCCCAACGCTTACAAAAATATGTACAGGGCCCAGATTGCCGCCCTCAAGCAGGAATTGGCCCGTCGTTGGCGGACGGCGGCGGTGGCCAGAAACGCACCGCGCCGGCGGGGTCGAGCAGCCAAGGTTATTCAGAAGACTTTCAAAAACATGTATTACACGCCCAACAATAATTCAACAGGACTGCGCGGCCGGGGATACCGCATGACGATGGCTCGTGTGCGTGGAAACAACGCCACTCGGGTGGGTCCCCGTGAGCGCATCATGGGTATGCTCCGCACAAAGCTGAACAACCTTCGGCGCCAGACGAACCGTGGCGCGATGGTTAACATCTACAATGGCATGTATAACAAGTGGATGGCAGCCGGTGGCACCCATGGCTCCAACATTCTGAACACCGCACAGCTTCTCATGCATCGGCGCGGCCTGATCATGTAATAAAGCGCAAGGGCGCTTAATTTTCAACCAGAAATGGGTTGGGGAATTTCCATCGACCAGGACGAGAATGGCTTTGTGTGCTGTGGAGACGCCGACTTTGAGACGGGGCCAGAGGATTACGAGGGCTACCCGCCTTGCAGCTATGATATGATCTATGAGGGGGTCGAGGAGCACCGTCGTGAGATTGACTGGGCCCGGGACGAGCAGGGACTAGACGCTGCTCGTGCACAGGCATGGGAGGCGTTCGCCGAGGCCAAGGGTCGCTGGGTAGGTCTGGACGACGATGAGCAGTGGAAGATTCACGGGGAGTGGATGGCTGAGAAGCGCGCTGAAATCAAGGCGTGTGTGGTGGACAAGGATGCGCGAAAGGCGAAGAACAATGAGATCAAGGCGTTCAATCATGGACCGGTCGTGAAGCTCGAGGATGAGATCAAGGCTCTCGAAGAGCGACTGGCCAAAAAGCGTCTGGAGCATACGGAACTCCGTGCACCTCTCACGAAGCTCGAGGCTGAGTACGCCCAGATCACGCACCCGGACCGCTACAAGAAGGAGCTTCAGGAACTGGTGGATCTTGAGAAGGCGTGGGCTCGTGAGCGTTAAATTCTCTACTTAAATTAATGAACTATGCGATCGTGGAGGGTACACGTGGTCAATGGGCCATTAACAACTCGGTCAAAAACACAATCTTCCAGTACGTGAAAAATATTATGGATCCTAATAATCAACGAGGCCACTTCAATTATTACTTCAAAAAGCGCGGACGCAATTACATCGCCGTAAATGAAAACGGCACCATCCTAGGATTTGCGATTCTTGGCCGGAACAAGTCGAATGGGACAATGAAACTCTATGTTATAGGGACGAAACCGGGAAGAGGAATTGGAGGAATTTTATTAAATCAAATTGAAAATAATGCGCGTAACCGCGGGGTCCGTAAAGTTCGGATTATGGACCCCGTGAATAATGCCATAGCCTTTTATCAGCACAAAGGATACAAGGCCAGTGTTAAGGTGAAAGGGAACAACACGATGACGAAGAGGCTTAATAAACGTAAATCACCTTCTCGCCCGTCTCCAGCGCGGCCCGCATCTTCGTCAGCGTCTTCTGCGCGGCAGTCTGTGACCCGTCAAACGCCCCGCCGTTGAATTCCTCCTCGAAATTGTCGACGTCCTCCTTGGTCAAAACCATCGTCTTATTCCGCCAACAGACCATCTCACTGGGCCACAATCCCAGTGAGATGGCATGATCGTAGGCCGCATTAAAGTCTTTTTGGGTCGGGAAGGCCTTGGCCTGATAAAGGTTGTTAATCCAACTCAGGACATCCGGATCACTGAATTCGCCGAGCTTGTTCTTCCACTGAGGCGCGGCGAATTCAAGGACCTTGCGCTTAGGCGCGTACTTGATGGGGATAGAGGCGAACTTGGCGAGGGTGGCAGCCATGGTCGTATCTGTCAGTTTTGGGTAATTTTAGACGTATGCGAAGAGACCCTGAGGCTCACAGGACGCGATTTCTTCGAGTATCGCGATCTTCTGACGCGTCAGCTCTACAACCGTCCCCACATCCATCATAGCCAGTGTCTTTTTGGCGGAGATGACCCCCTGCAGAAGTTGAATATGCTCGTGAGAAAATGACTGGTATACGCTCTTCTGAATTTCAGCCTCTTCCACTCCTCGAAGACGGCATTTGTTTTCCATTTCAGAAATTTTCGTCTTGTGATCATCTAGCCTCTTGCGCCCCTCTTTCAGATTGTTCTCATACATCTCCTTGTACTTCCCATAGTCCCATTTGTTTTGTGGAATTCCCGCCGCAAACGTCAGGGCTTCGTTGACTTTGACGAGGCGGTCGATGGGAGTTGCCATTTCGTTATAACTAGAGGCTTTTTCATTTTTAAGCAGTCCTCTTCGTTGCAGAGTCTTGATGAGCACTTGCTTCATCAACCTGCATCGTTTCATGATTTCGTCCATTGACATACCATCACAATAGAACACAGATGCAATTCGGCGCGATCGTGACGACACGGCTCCGTTCGTGCGGCCATGCGAAATTGCAATTTCTTCAATTTTAGTGGTGGTGGCCAGTTCACGTAGGAGAAGCGCATCCTCTTCGGGTGTCCACTTCTTTCCTTTGTTCATTTTTACTTGGATTTCATACGCTCGACGCCTTTAAATCCACGTCGTGATGAGAGCGGCCCATTCCTCGCCGCGAAACGTCACGTTCTCTTCGCAGTCGTACGAACCGCGCATAAAGTGCCGCCGGACGTTATACACGTCATCCTTGTCCTTCACGAAAAAGAACGCAGCCACCTGCCCCACTAGGCCCGAACGTATGTGATCCTCGGACCAGCCGATTTCGCGAAGTTCATCGTCTTCTAGCCAAGTGAATATCATTTCTTACTAACAATGTGAAACAAAGCCTTAAATACCAATTCCCAAAAACTCTCTCCCAATCTTGGAGCCGACAAACATCGCTGACGCGGCGACGATCGAAATGACCGCGTGACGTGTGCTCGTGTTGAGCATCTGCGCGTGAATGATGATCAGGGTCAGAAACCCAATCCAGAATATCAAAGTGTAAAAGTCCATTTATACTGGTGAACATAAAAATATCTCGCCCGTCTAAGGTATGGAGGGCTGGATCGCTCTGACGCGCACGTCGACGCTAGGCACACAGCCGCGCAAAGTGACCCTCTCGAATCGCAATTACGTCGTGTGGCGTAATCATAACCACGAGGTTCAGATCACTTCGGACGCGTGTCGGCACCGCGGCGCGTCACTATCAGGTGGCAAGGTGCTCCGGGACGGCTCATTAGAGTGCCCGTATCATGGATGGAAATACACGGAGAAGAAGCTGTGCAAACCTTGGGGCAACGATTGTGCTGAACTTCTACAGATTGATTTTGATAAGAAAGATCAGTATGGCCTTTTGTGGGTCCGCCCCAAGGGTCTAGACGGGCCCGACCCGCCCGAGGTGCCACACGTGACCGAACCTGGGTTCAGCACAACGTGGTTCGAGGCCACCATCAAGCAATCCGCCCAGATGATCATAGAGAACGGAATCGACCCGTGTCACGCCTCATGGGTCCACGCGAATCCCCTTGGTTTCGGGACAGCCGGTGAAAAACCCACGAACGTCGTACACAAAGGGCACACCATCGAGTTTGACTACGTGCCGAACCGCAAAGCACTGTCGACCAAGCTGTTCGGGCTCTCGACGACGCACAACTTCCACGCGTTTGTTCTCCCGTACACTACGTGGAGCGACGTGGTCGTTCATGGGGACAAGGTACTCATGACGTACGTGACGCTGTGCCCGATCGACGAATTCACGACCAAAATGTTCGTAGGGTTCAGTCAGAACTTTGGCGTCCCTTCCGCGCTCTTCATACTCATGGGCAAGGCGATCGTCGAGCAGGATCGCGCGATCCTAGAGAATTTAGATTCGAGCTTTCGGTTCAAGGGTATGAACGGAGAGCACGATGAGCTAGTGGTGGCGTACCGCGAGGCACTCCATAATAGTATTTTTAAGTAAATCAAATATCAAAAGACTCGAAGAGCTCTTCGATCGGAGACTTCTTCGAAAGGCCGTCCTTCCCCATGATCTCTACGTACCACTTGCCTTGTGGGCCGCACTGATCCTTGTCGAGACGGACAAACTTGGCGTAGTTGTGATGAATCTTGCCCTGACTCACCGCGACTACGGAGCGCACGCACGTCTTGTCAGACGAGTTGTAGTACATGCAAACCTTGCAGAGGGCGGACATGGAGCTCATTTAGGGTTTAGGAGGTCCCAGTCTCTAAATACGTGCGTAACACTGATTCGCCCAGTGACCCGATCTTCCACACCTGTAACAATTTCCGCCGCCACTTGGGCGCCTACGCGATCCGCACGAACGTTCGTGCCGTTCGGCTTGTTGCTTCGTATCAAATTCAGATTCACAATAATTACACCCCCACACCTCTAAGGTGCGTGCATAGCATTGACTCGCCCAGTGCCCATGACGATTACATTTGAAACACACGTCACTGGCGCCTCGTATTTCACGTTGTAGAGACTCCCTGGATTCGTCCGGCAACTCGACTTGCGTATATGCACCGCCACGGACATTATCAATTCCATATTTTTCCATATATTCCTTGGTCATCTTATCCTCTTCGAATCGTGAAACGTTCTCACGTGTTTCCACAACTTTAATAGGCGGGTGTTCCCGTGTCCATGCGGCTCCAGAACCGGCAAAGTGGCTCTCGAGGCGCTTATCTAAGTTATCAGACTTGCCTATATAATATTTACCACCCGCAAGTTTTAGGGCATATACGTTGGTCGTCATTTAGGGTTCAAGAGGTCACAGTCTCTAAGACCACGGACTACGGTCGATGGGTCCGGGCATCTTGCGCACGACGTGTTCAAAGTTTCTGAGATCTTTGAAAAGATACCCTGGAGCCATAAATGGTGATGAAAGTGTATAAACCAATATGCATCCAATACGTTCGGTCACGTACTCGGCCTTTTTAAGAGGGGGTGCGTAGGCAATGGTTCTCATCGTTCCATAAGTATATGCGCCTATGCAGTATTTTATGAATATCCGTTCCATATAGATTTTATGGGTTTATATGCTTTAATCACTTGTTGTATTTTTTAATTTCATTTGTGAGTATAATTGCGAAAAGGTTTTTAGACACAAGATCAAGTCCGTTATACATTACATTCTTCTGGACATTCGGTAACATATATGCCACTGCGTACAAGCCCCATACCACAGCTACAATGTTGAAAAGACTGCTTCCGGCCCCTCCCATTTCTTTATATATTACCCTGAATGCAGCTATGAAAGCGACTGAACCTATAACTAATGCATATTCACGTGATATAACTCCAGTCTCCCCCAAGTAACCCGCCAGAAGCATGATTGCGTTGAATATAACGATCCGTATCACCTGTGATTTATATTTTTGAATAACGTCGAGTATTCCACTCTGTGCCATTTCTCCTCTTTTGTAAATCAAATACGACGACAGACTTATGAGCATCAAGGGAGTCGTGATTGCCCAGTCGTAATATCGCGTTGTTGCCATAGTCTCTATGGAGTGATTGCGGATGACAGCTGCATAGAATGTAAATTGTATAGCAGTCACGAGAAGTTCGAGGCGAACAACATCTGCTAGTAATTTCGGTTCGGGAACGTTTATGACTTGTACAGTATACAGCCCTGATAGCGCCTGTGCTATAATACTCAGGTTTACGGTCTGATGTACAATTCCGTTCATTATATTATGTGCAACAAAATAATGGAGTGCCCGATATGTGCACTTGACCCGACGAGTCATTCACTGAAACGACTTGAAAACCTGAAAGACGATACCGTAGTAATGTATACGAAACCAGCCGAGGCGACTCGATACTGGGATCGCGACGGTATCTTGTTTCATTACGACAATAGTCTTTCACAAATATCAGGTGACTGGATATGGATTTTTGATGCTAAAGGATTTTCTGCCAAACACATGTTCGAGGTTGGCGTCGCAACGAGCCTAGCTCACCTCATATCATCAAAATATTCAGAACGCCTCAGAAAGATCATCATCACAAACCCTTCCCCCATCGTGGAGCTTGTCATAATCATTGTTAAACCTTTTTTGAATAAAAGAATGCGATCACTTATCACTTCTCCAGAATGCGCTTTACAACAAGAGAGAACATGATAAGCTGGAGAGCCATGGATGCTACACGAGCACGCGTACTCTTCGGTACGATATCACCGTAGCCTGTCGATGTTGACGTCGTCACGGTGTAATAAAAGATTGCCATAAACCGTTCGCTGGGCTTCTTTGGCAGGTTTGTAATGTCATCGTCCGTGACCCATGAATAAAGGAACGCGCTGAAGATTACATTCACTATGAGCAGAATGCCTAGGAGTTGCGCCACGCCCTTGAACATTTATAATATGACGAGAGAATTTACTGACTCACACCCGCCAAGACCCACCGGGGTACATGGAATCAAGTATCTCCTCGATATCCTTTGCCTCGACTACCTCTCGGTTCTGACGCACTTTGTAGTTGACGAGACGAACAGCCTTTGACTGATATCGTACGTACTCGCCCGTGTTTTTCGGCTTGGTCTGGGCAATTCTCAGAGCGTTCTCGATGTGCGCGTCGGTGACGACTGGTCGGTAAATCATAGAGGCTTGGATTCCCATGTTCACTTACACTCTACGGTCACTGTATCTTTAACATCCACGCCGTCCCCGCAGGCAACCAAGGACTCTCGTCAGTTCGTTTCCACCTTGGATCCTTGGCGAAGATTCCATTCGATTCTTCATTCGCATCGACCCAAATAGGTTCTTTGACTTTTGAGAGAACCTTTTTGACGAGTTGGGTTCCTAGTCCCTTGCGTTTCTCAGCGACGCATAGATCCCCGAGGATCCACCTGTCCCGACCCCATTTCTGAAGGGTACACAAGGCCATGACCTTCGCGCCTTCGCGAATCGTATACAATCGGTCAAAGCATTTAGGGTTCCAAATGCTTTCACCGGATCCAAAGTTTTTACTAATAAGTTCGTCCATCCTAGTTAATCTTAATGTCCGCTGAAACCTTAACAGGGAACCACCAGTCGACCCGCGCGGACAATCGCGTAGATGATGGCGGCCCCGACGCGCCCGGACGTGGGGCTCTTCTTGTCAAAGACGCACTTGTATGAAAGAGCCTTGAGCTCCTGTGCGTTCGAAGTGCCGAACATTTGATTTATAGGCGCCCGTGCTCCTTAATTGACGTACTTGGAATCCTCCTCGGCCTTTTTCACAGCTCGAGCCACCTTCTTTAGGCGCCGTTCGAGGCACCCAAAGAGGACAAAAGTGTACATGGCTACAATCCCTGTAAAGATCACTAGACCTTTGACCTCTTCGTTATACATTGTTTAAAGGGGCGTGTAGCTCCTTAAGTAATGAAGACGTGGGCAAAGGCTCTTGGAATCATCGTCGGTTCGCACTTTGTGAGATGGGCGGCGGAGTACGCCTATTTCACACAGTGTGCTGGTTTTTGGACTTCAATTTTTGCATGGAATTCCCCAACCTGTAGGGGGCTCAGATGGACTGCAGACTCTGTGATGACGAACGTCGTGGCGATCATGGGTGGTTATGGGTCTAGCACATTACAATTATTGGCCTCTCGTTGAATGGTATACCGTTGAAACGGGTCGTGGCTGCTGACGTGTAAGCACCCATGCGGGGCCACACGATCCAGTCACCCTCTTTCAGATTTTTTGGAAGTTGAATTTGTTTTGAAATTAAGTCACCCCCATCACATGTCGAACCAAACAAAATTCTTGGGACTTGGTCTTCTTCAATTTTGTTTCCAAATTGGTCAATGAAAAATCCTGGTAAGGGTTCGGCATGGTCGAAAAGTACACAGTTGAAAGCCCCATAAAGGGACTCTGAAATTGTAACCCCTCCCCCTTTGACCCCCATGACCGGTGTCACGAGGGTGGCCATGTGCTCGACCATGTACCTTCCCGGCTCGGCTATGAAAATATATTTTGGATCTAAATTGGAAATAGTTTCATTAATTTGTTCAGGTACAGGACCAAGGTCAAACACATTTGTGGATGAAAATCCCCCACCGATGTCTATTAATTTTGGATCAAAATTGAAATTCTTGGAAAGCTCAGCAGCCTCCATGGCCAACATAATTCCATTCTTAAATGCAGATGGGTTCTTGGCCATTGATCCCACATGAAAGGAAATTCCAACCAGTTCCAAACCTAGGGTCTGACACCGGGCCATGAGGTCTGACCATTCATGTTTTTCGGCTCCATATTTTATTCCTAAATTGCAACGAGCCTCTGGGTCGTCGGCCCGGATACGGAGGACGACCTGGTGCCATCCCCCCTCCGCCAGTTTTTCCAATTCACAGTCTGAATCGAAGGTTGTCAATTTGATATTTAAATTTTTCGCATGTGCAATCTCCTGACGGCGTTTGCACGGATTCGCGTAGATGATCCGTTCTTGCTCGACGCCCATTCCTAACACGAGATCAATCTCGGCGGGACTTGCGCAGTCGAACGAAGAACCCAAGTTCGCGAGGGTTTCTACGATTCTTGGATCCGGATTACATTTGACGGCGTAGAATGGACGGATGGTCGGGAATACCCGCGTCCATTCTTTGTACGCCCGTTCTAGAATGCCCAGTTCGTAAACGTAAAAGGTATCTTCAGGTTTTTGAGTGTGGAGGAGGTTCGCGAGAACCCCGACCCCGACCATCAGAAGTAAGACTTCTAGGTCTTCTGGAGATTTTATTCTTAACTGAAATTAATGGTGAAGCGCGGTAATCTCCTCCTGAGACAAACGGCCCCAATGGCCCGACGGTTGGCACTCATGAAGCAAGGGGAGACTGTGGTCCCGACCCGGCGTCAGGCCCTCCTGAAAAAGATGGGCGTCGCCAAGAGAATTCCGACTCAATTTTACAACAAAAAGGGTCGTCAGTTTTTCTTGACAATGAAGGGGAAATATGTGGTGCGTCAGAACGGCAAGTCCCTTTATGGCCTCAAGGCGACCAACCCCATGGCGCCTATGGCCATCCGCCCAAAAATAATTCCAACGTATGGGAGACTAGGTGGGGCCAAAAAAAGTGTCGTGCGGACGCCAGAGTCTCATCGGCTAAGAAGATTACCAAAAGCAAAGAAGGTCACTTGGGTTAAAGCCAGGCCTACTTCATTAATATAAGTAGCCATGGACCGCCCGGGCCCCAATCAATGCATTGATCGGGTGTTCCTGCTCGACCGTTCCGGCTCTATGGAGTCCTGCTGGGACGACACCATCGGTGGGTTCAACGCGTTTCTGAACGAGCAGAAGGCTGACGGCGGGACCCTGACCCTTATCCAGTTTGACCACGAGTACCAGATGACGTATGAGCGCGTCAAGATTGATGAGGTGACGGCTCTTACTCGTGATACCTACACGCCCCGGGGCTCGACTGCTCTTCTGGACGCGATTGGGCGCCTCATCAAGAACTGGAAGGGCACCTCTAACCCATCAGTAGTGATTCTGACTGATGGCCAAGAGAACTCGAGCCACAAGTTCACCAAGTCTCATATTAAGGACCTGATTGAGCAAAAGACCAAGGACGGCTGGACGTTTGCGTACCTGGGCGCCAACCAGGATGCGTTCGCAGAGGCTGGTTCAATCGGCATCGCCCCTGGTTGCACGATGAACTACGATACTAATCGGACCCCGGACGCCATGCGCGTCCTGAGTGCGGCAATGTCCAGCCAGGCTTCAGGACAGTCCCAGACCGTCGACTTGTCGGCGAAGACCATCTAGTGAACCGTTGTTGGTGATCTGATGAGTAGTTACCAACTCATCGACAGTGAACTCTATGTCGTGGTTATAAATGCCTTCGCGTGTAATTTTAATAGTAATTCCTCCTCTGGCGTGAATAGCGTCCACCTCGTGTTTGTAGCGCACGTCCGGAATCACAATCGCATCCCCCTCCCAAGAATCAAAAAGGCGTTTGACGAAAAAATCGTTCGCCACGAACATCCGCGTAGACTGGGCAACTTGAACCATAGCTGAACGCGGCGAGACGCCCCAGTGGGGGTCTATCGCGTCCTTGATATCAGTTTCCATAGCAATATCACTCCATCCATAAAGGGCCTTTACCGCCTCCTTTATGGGTTGAGCAAACCTGACGACCCGGTGCGTCTTTGTGAATAGGGTCGCGACCGTGTCTTTTCCTGAACGGGCCCGACCTGCGAGACCTATGATTTTAGGGGTCATATATATTTACATATTCTTCTGTTTTAACTGACCAAGCGTGGCACCAAGATTATTTGCGAGTTTGGCGGCCGCGGAAGCCTTGGCAGCCTTGGATGCGGAGTTGGCGGCCATGTTCTCCAGCTGATTGGCCAGGCCCAGCTGCTGGGCTCCGATGTTCGTCTGGGAACCCGCCACCTCGGCGGCGGAGGTGGCACCTGCGTTAGACATGACCATCACAGGAGCGTTGCCACCCTTGAAAGCCTTGTACGACATGTAGCCACTGGCAAACAGACCGATGAGCGACACGGCCAGAATTACCGCCGAGAAGTTGAAGTTGGAGTCCTTCTCCTTATTGGTGTCCAGGTACGTCTTGACCGTGATGGAAGACTGAGCAATACCGAAAATGCAAATGACGAAGAACACAATTGGGATGAGTGCGTCCTTGAAGCCCATTAATACTTTAGTAGGATTTTTTTTCCAAGAATTTTGGAAGTTTTAGAGACGGCGCCTGAAAGGGTGGGGCTGGACCACAAGATCCACCGCGACCAAAAACCCGCCGTCTTGGCTCCTGAGCGCGTCCAGTTTTCTCTCCTGCGGTGGCGCGTCAAGTAACGCTCCATGCGTTCCTTGTCCTTGTGTTTCGTGTAGTCGGAGTAACCCTGACGGCCAAAGTGAACCTTGTATCCGTCTGGGAAGACGGCCATGAACTTGTGGATGCCGTTGCGGTTCCGAGAAACAGTCACACTCATTTCAAGCTAATTCTTACGGAGATATAAATCAGTAGAATGAGGATCATGACGTTGAAAACTAAATATCCTGTCAAATAAGGGAACACCGCGTTGTTCTCAAGAACCATATTAAGAACTTGGCGCGTGAGAGACTCATCATCAGAATCATCCTGAGCCATGGATCGCTATCTTTCTAAAGAGCCCCAAAAAAATGAACACGAGTTTACGACGCTCGGTCCGGCTGTGTGCGTTATGGGCAAGTCGGGCATCGGCAAGAGCTGGACAGTTCGCAAAGAACTCTCACCCTGTGTCGAGCTCACACCGGACATTTTGAAAAGCAAACAAGACACTATTGATTTTTTGAACAAAATTCATGGAACCAACACACCGGTCATCATCGACGAGTACGAGTGCGTGTACGATCTGGTGGGTCTCCGTGAAATCACGGCCCCTCCGACCAACGGCCTGTTTGTCGTCATCTCCCAAATTCCAGTCAAATTTAGTTTTGAAATTAATACGTATGAGTTCCCTGTGCCGAGTCCTGGTGTCATCAAGGGGCTGTTCCCGAGCGCAAACGACAAGGTCATTGCCGCATGTGGAGGAGATCTGAGAAGGGTCAAGCAGAGCCTCACATTCATGTCTGACGGTAGGGATGATTTCATGGGGCCGAGAGAGTTCATTACGAGTATAGTGAGTAAATCTGGAACTGAAAATCCAGTAAAGTACATTGGCCACCCGATTCAGGAACCTGGGAACATTGCTTCAATTTTACATGAAAATTATCCAGATTCAAAAGCACCTATGGAGACAATATCAAATTACCTCAGTATGGCTGATATGATTGAGACGCGGGTGTATGCAGGAGACTGGGAACTTCTTTCCTATTTCAACTTGTGGGGGTGCATATTGCCTGCGAAAGAGATAGCTCACACATTGAGCAACAATCTCCGACCTGGTTCCACATGGACCAAGTATCAGAACACGTGTATGCGTCAAAAAAAAATCAAATCAATTTCGAACAAAATTCCACACTGTAACCTGACCACTGAGGCTCTTCTCCTCATCAGGTCCCAAATAGAGAATGGGGATTTTGAAAACTTTTTAGACTATGAGCTCGAGCCGTCTGACATTGACATTCTAAACCATCTGAGTCCTCTCAACAAGTTAAAAGCAAAGACCATTTCTTCACTCAAGAAGCAATGTGTGGAAGCACGTGCGAACCGTGCCCAGAGGAAGAGTCATTCGTGAAGATTCAAGGGGCTGATGTGTACTTTCACTGCGAGGTCTGTGAGGCGACCGTCCTCGAATTAAATATGAAATTGAAAAAGTTGGCCCTGGAGCTGCGTCACAAGTATCTGGATCTAGGAATCACTGGACGCCCAGAGATTCGCATCTGGATTAGGAGTGACGGTGGGGACCTTCACTCGGGTCTGAGCGCCATGGACGCGATTCGGTCCCTACGCAAGGTGGCCAAGATTCGGACGATTGCCGACGGCGTGTGCTCTTCGGCAGCCACATTCATCCTACTGGGCGGCCGGACTCGGCACATGACTGAGAATTCGTACGTATTGATTCATCAACTCAATATGGACGGAACCTGGGGGAAGTTTGAGGATTTCAAGGATCAGATGGAGAATCTGTCCCAATTTATGGATCGATTTAAGGATATTTATACGCGCGAAACCAAAATCCCCGAGCGGGATCTCAAAAAGCTGCTGAAGCGTGACGTGTACATGGACGCCGACAAGTGCCTAGAGTGGCGGGTGGTTGATGGGGTTTGGGCTTGAAGACCAAGTCCTTCGGACTTGTGATCCCCTGCGGTCACAGTTGCTGCGCAACTGGTTCTACTCCTCCTTAACACCCGGCTCTGGGATCACCTCGGGACGCGTCTCCACCACAACAGGGGCCGCAGCTGATACTGAACTGACAGAGGCCGGAACAATGGAAGGGAACTTGATGGCGCCCTTCTGGAACTTGTCGGTGAACTTCTTGTACATGAAATAGCCAATCACTAGAACTGCGACGATAGCCACGATGTTGAAGACGTTGAAGGGCGACTTGGACGTAATCTCCTGGACGGCCGAACGTTTCACGTGATCGACGACTGGAGCGCTCATTAAAGAAAAAACAGGTTTTTTCCAGCCCAGGGTGGCGCGGGGCTGGGGAATTTCAATTCGAAATGTGTGAACTGGCCCAAATCTGGTCCGATTTTGAATTATGCAGACCTCGGCCCGAACCCGAACTCAAAATTAGGGCCCACGCCGACTTCATGTGCGAACACTGTGGAGGGCGGAGGCAGTACACCGTGTTTGACGATTTACCAGTCTGTATAGACTGTGGTCGGGTCGACTACGAGTTTGTATCAGAAGAGCCTGAATGGCGGTCTGGAGGTGGGGGCGACGAGGGTAAAGCTGATCCCTCCCGCGTTGGCGCTCCTGTGAACACCGACCACTTTTCGGCCGCCTGGGGCGCCTCGACGATCATGAGCGTCGCGAAACAGTCTTCTTACCAACAGAAGCGCCTGGCCATGATTAACCTCCACAATTCAATGAATCATAAGGATCGGGCCCTCTTTCATGCGTATCAGGATCTTGACAAGGTGGGCAAACAGATTCTGAATTTACCGGATGCAATTATGTATCAAGTCAAGATCAAGTACAAGGCTTTCAACGAGGCGGTTCTGACGCGAGGGGCGGTCCGCAACGGAATCAAGGCCAATTGCGTATTCCAGGCGTGTCGGGAGGCGGGCGTCTCAAGAACCACACAGGAGATTGCCGACGCGTTTGGGATCCCGGCCCGCGACTTGGCGCGAACATTTGATATGTACCAGGAGCAGCTGCCCGAGACGGAGGTGCACATCACGACAGCCGCTGATGTGATCCCGCGCTTCTTCAACGACATTACATGCGTTCCTGAATCGCAAAGAGGGCGGATCAAGATGAAGATTATCAACGTCGCCAAAGAGATGGACGAGTGTGTGGAGCTGCAAGGGCGGACACCCAAGGCGGTGGCGTGTGCGATCATCTTCGTGATCCTCAAGGAGATGAGCATGACTCCTGACAAGGCGGAGTTGTGCAGAATTTGCGGAGTTTCGGTGCCCACTTTGAGCAAGATTGAGGTCCTAGTTCGCAAGTTAAGGAATAGTAATGTTTAATGCACAATGAGCGGACAGATTACTCTTTTCGTAAGCACACCATGTTATGGTGGAGTTTGTCTCCAGGCCTATGCCGAGTCCATGCTTCGTCTCCAGCGTACATGCGCAGCGAACGGTATTCAGATGATGCTCGACACGACCGAGAACGAATCCCTTGTACACCGGGCCCGGAACCTGGCCGTCGCTCGGTTCTACCAAAAGTGCACTCAGGCTACCCACTTTCTGTTTATTGATGCCGACATTCATTTCGATCCAGAATCAGTCATCCGTCTCATCAAGTCTGACCACGACGTGTCCGTCGCCTGTTATCCCAAGAAGTGCGTGATGTGGGACAGCGTCGATGAGCACTTGAAGAACGGTGGGACGGGTCGTGACCTTTCTCGGGTCGCAGCGTCCCTCGTGATGAATTTCAAGCATCAGAATACCCAGATTGTGAATGGTTTCGCAGAGGTGCTGGACGGCCCCACGGGCTTCATGCTCATCAAGCGTGATGTGTTCACTAAGATGCACGAGCGGTATCCAGAGCTGGAGTGCGTGAATGACCATCAGAATCGCGATCTCGAGAAGTACGTGGCCGTTTTCGATTGCATGATCGACCCCGAGTCGCGCCGGTACCTGTCGGAGGACTACGCCTTCTGCCGCCGTTGGCAGCAGATGGGCGGGAAGATTTACGCCGATTGTATGACCGTCCTAGGCCACGTAGGCAATATCCGGTTTATTGGAAACTTGGAGGAGCGGCTTAAGGCTTAGAGTCTATTCAAAATTAATGGCCGTTCTCCATGTATGTGCCGTCACACGTAACAAGTCAATCAGTGCCACAACCCTGCACACCATGATGAATATCCACATGCTGTGCATGATGCGTGGGACCCACCTGGAGGTTCACTTCGTGGACAGCAAGGCGACCCTCCCCAAGCTCATCAAGACTGGGGAGCGCATATTCTGGATGGATTATGGAACTAATTTGAATCAAGAAATCCTTCACAAGGTTCTAGACCCCTTTGACAAGGGTGTCCAGGTTCTGGTCTTCCCTTCCGTCGTGGAGGGGATCAACTGGGATCAGTTTGAGAAGAAGACCAAGGCGGGTTCGACCGAGTCTGCGGGTCAGCGCGGTCTGAATTTTGACACGGAGGTTGGCAAGAAGTTGGCGCCGGGTCTGTATGAATGTGTGAAGACGTCGGCGCGGGTGTGGGCTATGGACGCCAAGCCGGTGGACAAGAAGATCCGGGGTGGTAAGGACCCCATCAAGCTCCCCCTCGAAAATAACGAGGAAATGTTCGGGACCCTTTCGAAGATTGGGGTAAAAATTGGTGTGGCGTCCGAGGCACTGGTAGTGTGCCACTACGTCCATGAGTGTTTCGGAAATATCCTCGAGGCTGCGGGTGTCAAACTCGAGCCCTAGACGCGCCTTAGAGACTAAAAGCGAATTTACATTATGAATGAATACATAAGGGACGCATGGAAGTCGACCGAATCTGGTCGGTTTCCAGGGCCCCAACCCGTTTCCATCGAGCGGAGACACTTTCCTTTACTGAAACGCCAGCCCTATTTCGTATGTGAAAAGACTGATGGCGTCCGTCAGTTTTTGATCAGCAACACAGAGGGCACTTTTATTGTGAACCGTGCGTTTCAGGTTGAACCAGTCAAGATCAGGATTCCAAAGGACACTTTGCTCGATGGCGAACTCGTAACTCTTAAAAATCAAAAAATGGCTTTCGTGGTTCACGACGCAGTACTTGTGAAGGGTGAGAACATCATGCATCTTCCTCTCGACCAGCGGCTCGAAAAGGCCCGAGGGATCACGAAGGGTATCATCAAGACTGCGGCGGCTCCGTTCGATGTGAGGGTCAAGAAGATGTACAGACTTTTCGAAGAGCAAATTCCGGATCTAAATTCATTCGACTATGAGACTGACGGAATCGTCATGACCCCTATCCGTGAGCCAATCCGGATGGGCACCCACGAGACCATGTTCAAGTGGAAACCTCGGGAACGCATCACGATCGATTTTCAATTGCAAAATGGATTCGAACTTTTTGTACAGGATCGGGGGGAGCTGTACAAGGAGGCTGAGCTCCATATACGGCACGTGCGCAAGGACCTGCCTGACGGCACTATCGTGGAGTGTGGTTACGGGGATCTCGGGTGGTTCGTGGAGAAGGTCAGGACTGACAAGACCCACTCCAACAACCGCCGCACATATTTTCGCACTATCGTGAACATCCGTGAGAACATCCAGCTCTCGGAAATCGTGTGATGTTCTGGACACGATACACACACCCGTTCTCAATTTCAAGTCAAAATGGCCAACCGTGGAACCGGGGCAGGTGGAGCCAACACGACCAAGAATGGCGGTGCATTTGAGAATGTGACGTGGAACGGAGACCGACTCATTGCCATGGGCTTTATTAACGAAAAGTATTATTTGTGGAAGAAAATTGACTCGGAACGTGAAATCATTTTTCTTCCTCAAAAATCTCTCAAACGTTATTGCAAGGAAAAATTCAATGTGGACCTCTTCCGCAATCCAGATGAGGCCTATCTCTTCCGTAACGGGTCCAAATACCTTTTGAAAGTTCTTGAGAAAAAGGCGCAGAATACAGAGGGGAGCGTCGATACCAAGTTGTGCGCCGATACGTGGTTCAAGGAGGAGTACCAGGAGTGCCTAGGACCGAAGTTCACCATCGAGTACGCCTTCTGCATATCGGAGTGGCTCCAAGAGAGATACCTATCGCTCAAGGGAAAATGGCCCGTCATGCGGCGCCTTCATGAACGCCACGGCACCACTGTGCTCTTCGGCGATGACCCCGACTACTTCTCCAAGCTCGATGACTGGATCAAGACTTCGTTCGTTTGAGCCGACGGGTCCTTGGAATTGATGGCGCGCCGAGCAACTACAATTTCAGTTGTGAATTGAGGTTCGGGAAACGCATCCCGAACGAGCAACACGTTCGCGTTGCTAATCAGGAACCCACATGGTAAAGACTTGCTCATACTAAAGAGGAGTTCGTGCTCATCCTTTCCAAACCCAGATTTGGTGTAGGCCACAAATGACGTGGCATTTTCAGGAGCGTATGGAGGGTCCATGTAAACAAAGTCGAGCCGGTCCTTCACGCGCTCAAGAGACGGCTTGAATGATTGACACGTGAATTTAACATCCTTAATTAATCTTGAAATCTCGCGCAAGTTGTCCGCATTATAGACTGTGGGTGCTTTATTATGCCCAAATGGCACATTGAACCCATTAGGACCTTCACGATAGAGTCCCCGGAATCCCGTCTTATTTAGGTACAAAAATCGAGCCGGAGTCGGTGAATTATTGAACTCGGTTCTGATTTCATAATACCTTTCCTCGGAAAGGTCCCGACACAAGAGTTCTAGGTCCCGAATAAGCCCCTCTGGGTCTGACTGGACCTTTTGGTACAATGCGACGAGGTGTGGATTTGCGTCACTGGCATAAATAGTACCCTTTACTTTGATAGTCTGAGAAGTCAATACTCCTAGGAACACACTCCCACCACCCATGAATGGTTCATGATAGTCATTTATTTCAGATGGGAATTTAGAAAGGACTTTTTGAAGAATCTGTGTTTTACCACCTACCCATTTTAGAAAGGGTTTCATTAATAATATTGACTCGCATTTCTTTAGGTTATGGGCGATACCAAGCTTGATAAAACTCGCTTTTGAAATGAATAGGTTCCACTTCTTTCACCGTTTCGTCGTCCTTCAGATACCACTTGTCAAATCGTCTCACGAGTAGCGCATAGTGCCCCCCCATCTGAACCCCTTGGTGCAAAATACATGCGAACAGTTTACGGCCTTCAAATTCGAAAGGAATTTCAATTGGAAATTTGTACTCATACATTGAGAACGAAAAGCTTACGATTCTGGGCCACTTGGTGACCCGGTGGCGAATGGCAGCCACATCGTGAGTCTTTCCGTGTGAATCCACGTACCCCTCTATGTCGTGCTCCTCGAGGCGGTCATCGAGGAGGTCCTGAAGGCGGCACGGTTCACTCACATCCAGGACTAGCGTCGTAAAGGGAGTTTTCACAGTAGACATGCCTCCAGACCACAGCGTCTCCTGTGAATCCTCTCCGTTGAATATTTCCTGCACAAGTTCCTTCCCTAAAGACATTTCAAAAACGTCTATGAGCAAAAGGACAACCTCCTGAGCATCGTGCTGTTGGCCACCAACGAACTGGGGAAACCGGACCCTGAACGCCCCGAGAAGGTCACTCGGGCTCACGGGTTCTGAACGGTCCTTCAGAAATAATTCCCTCGTCAGCTTTTGATACTCACGAGTGATCTCACAGGGCCCTTCGTACGGCGGAAGTGAAAAAAGGTGCTTTGTGAGCGGCGGGACGTGCGCCAGGCACTGAACGGCCGTGTTAAACCAACAGGTATTACCCATGTTATACATCCCCCTCATTTTGTACCTTATTTAAAACGAGGTTTTCTTCTCTATGTAATTTCCAAAAAAATCCACCCGCTGATGGTCTTTTTTCCCTTGCACAAGCGGATATACTCGCCGCTGCGATTCCAAGCTTTTCACCGGCACCTTTTAATGAATTATGAATTTCTATTAGAATTTTCTCATCTTTTGACCATTGTTCTACTTTTTTAAAATGAGCTTCGCCAACCATAATACGAATAGCAGTTGAACGTTTTCGCCCCTTTAGACTTTCACTCAATTTTCGTCTAGTTTCAGGTTGAATTTCTTTATTTTTGTTCCCACCATGTTCTATATTATAACCATGGGGTGCTAATGTATTTCTTTCTGAAATTTCCATTATTTCCCGCCGGTCCAGTTCTTCCCTCCAACCATCACCCTCGGGTACTTCGCATATAGTAGTAAATTCAAACTTATCAATTCCGTAATTATGTATAGCAGCTTTCAAGCAACCTCGCGGTTGACGTTTATGTTCGCTCCATCTCTTATCCGCATTTTTCTTTGTTGTCTGTCCTACATAACATTTACCATTGACCTTATTGCTGATGATGTAGATCCAGCCCATCCTGACATGCCCTGAGAAAATAATTTGTAGAACTTTCGTCCGCCTTGGGTACCGGAACTCACCCCCTATATACGTATATGTATATAATGGGTCAATTTATTTTCTAGTATCCTCAATTGGACAATAAAGAGTTAATGAAACTTCTACTTATTCTTGGGCGGCGATGGTCTCTTCTTGAGCATATCTTCCGGTGTGATGGTCGGCTGACGTTCGGGAGGTGGCCAATCTTTAGCCTTGGGGAAGAATTTGGCCGCCCGTGAAGCAAACCCGTCTGGGTCCATTGCTCTATAAATTGCGCAAGTTTTTAAGGAGTGAATGTAGAACTCGCAATCATCAAGGTTTCATGTCTCCTGTGCTTCATATTCAATAGGTAATTCTTTAGAAAGTCACGGACGGCGATGTAATAGTATGACAAGGGCTCGATGGTCCCTATCCAGTGCTGATCCTTGAGGGCCACACCTGCGACCATTGCCACCCAATCCTCAAACTCTTTGTACCTTTCCCAGCCTGAAAGTTCAAGGAACGGCCAGAGACGCTCGTGGAGTAAGAGGAGTGTCAAGATGGTCAGGTCGTGGATGTTCACAACCTTGATGACGCCCTGACGCTTGACGTAAATCTCGTTAGGGAAGAGCTCGACGTTTTTGAGAACGATACATTTGTTCGCTGGGATGCTGAAGACCTGCTGGAGAACCGTCGAGATCAAGAGCTTCTTGAGACCGTCACCACCTGGACCCTTTACGTGACTGAGGTTCATATAATCAAAGTCGTTAATGACCACGCCCTCGATGAACTTAGGACGTTCCCTGAGATACTCATGCCCTTCTTGAGGGACGCACGGGTTCCTACGTGCCACGTGTCGCTTGTAGGATGTCGTACCCGCGCGCTCCTGGGAAAAGTCCCTCTTACATAGGGGGCACACGAGGCTCTCGGTCGTCTTGGGGCGTCCCATCCTGACATGGCCTGAGAAAAAAGTTTGTAGATTTTTCGTCCGCCTGGGGTCGGCCAACTACCATGGCCTACTACACTATATGCTTTTCAAAATTACTCTTTCCTAGTATCTTCAATTGGGAAACAAAGGGTTAATGAAACTTCTACAAAAAAGATGTGATGTCCACGTGTTAAAGTAGTCATGCTCTTACATACTAAACAAATGAGCGCTCACCAGATGGCTCACCCTCTCTTTGCAAAGTGGGAGCCTCTGATCCGTAAGCATTCAAACAAACCCAACACCGAGATCGAGTTTCGCTTTGGGCGCCCTTCTGGAAAAGGGTTCGACACGAACGTAGGGTCCGCCTCCTTCGATAAGGTGATGAAGGCCCTGCGCAAGTACGACGGCTGGGAGTCGACCAAGCACACCAACGCGACCGTGTACTATTTCGAGGGCAACAAGCGCCTCACAGTCGACGAAGAGACGGACGAGCAGGTGGGTCACATCAAGAAGCGTGTACTCGTTGATGATTTCAGTATGGAATCTGTACCTTTCGACGTCCGCCTGGGTGTGAGCACCGAAGAGCCTTTCGAGTATGACGGCGAGGAGACGAGCACCAAGCAAACGACCAAGGAGCGTTGGTCGTTTGTCCGGAAGAATCTGTCGATCGACATGACCATCGTCAAGGGAACACCCGATGACAAGGACTCTGACGAGGACACGACGTATCAGATCGAGATGGAGATCATCGACCCTTCTCAAATTTCAGATGACGATAATCTGTTCAACTTGCTCCACAAGATTTTCGACCTCATGAACTGCGTTTAGACGGCGACGTATTTGAGCCAGTTGTTGCGGAACTTGGCATTGAGACCCGCACGTGCCAGACCCGACCACGTGTATGTGTTCTTGGGTCCGGTAGGTAGCCCCATATTTGTGATTGCGTTATTTAGGTTCTGAATTGATGTGCGGTTGCGGGGGAGGGCATATTCCTTCTGGAGCCGTGGGCTCTTGGAAGCGTTGTACTTCTTGGGCTTTGGGCTCTTTTTAGGGGGTGGGGATCTCTTGGGAATGGATGGGGTTGCGCGACGCTTGGGCACATAAGCAGGGATCATGCGTTTCTCACCCGTGATGACGTTCTCCACCTCACGTGCAGCACGAGCGGGGCTCATAGGCACCTCGCGGTTTATCCAAACTCTCACCGCCTCCTTGATGTTCTTCTGAGCGGGTTTGGGTTTCTGAAACGCCAAGTTAATCAACAAGTTTTTGTATCTCTGAACCTTGTTGGTTGGCATCCAATTTGGAATCTTAATTCGTGAAACGAACCGAGCCTTGGATGGCTCGTTCTTGCGTTCGGACGCCGTCTCCTTGACGAACTTTTTATACGCTTGGTTCACCGCCGCCTTGAGGGGCTTCCCACGTGCGCCAACGGGAAGTTTTCCATAGATTTTCATAAAGATATTCTCGTTACCAGTGCGAGAAAGGTTGCCTAGATTCTGTCCAAGACGGACTGCGTATTCAAACTGGAGCGCCAAAGCATTGTTGTTCGAACCGGCAGACGATGGGCTCGGCGTCGCCTTGCGTGGAGGGCTTGGGGGCGCCTCCTTATCCACAGGTTTCTTACCCGCCACGTAGGCTCGAAGGGTATTGAATTTGTTAGCCTTGACGGTCGCGTTGTATTCTGTATGTAAATTAGCAGGAAGAACGGCCTTGGCTATCTTGTTCTGCTCCGCCACAGAGATGGTGGCCCAAGCGCGTCGGGTCTGTATGCCCTGGTTCGTAGTCTTCTCAACCCGCCCGTTATTCATGAACTTGTAGAATGTGCCGTTCACAAACACGTCGTATGAACGATTCAGTTTATTGGTGATACCCGCCTTATTCTGAATAAGGCTGATCAAACGCGCAGGTGCCATCTTGGCATTCGCCTCTGGGATGCCCATGTTCCGGGCGATGCCCAGAAGCTCCGCCTTGGTGAGGCGCGTAGCTTGGCGGTTATTGATGCGTATGACACGATTCAGACCCATTTTCACGACGTGCTGCAGACCTGGCTTGAACGCCTCGTTGCCCAAGGTCATCACGTTGGTCTTGACGTTGGCGCCAATCTTGAAAATCTCACGGACCGCCGCAGGGATGTTTCGACCGGCGTCGGTGTACGCCTTTATCACGGTCTTGCGACCAGAAGCGATTCCGGCCGGAATTGCGAACCAGTATGGCTGTTTGCCCGGGCCGGGACGGACGTAAAAACCCTCTTTGGTCGCATTCCAGCTCGGCGCCCGGCGATTCTTTGGACCGGCTGGGGTCGCCACCGCCTCTGTAATTGGAATTCCAAGATTCCGGAAGATCTTCATAGTGTGGGCGGGAACTGGAACACCCGCCTTGGCGTACGCCTTGGCCACCACGACCGCGTTCTTCTTCCCGAGCCCCATGGGACCTCTGTTGATCACCTCACCAGTCTGAAGTTCCTTCTCCATCTTGCGCCATTTGTAGAGGCGGGGCTTTCCATTTGTACCTGGACGCACATAAAACCCAAGGGGAGGCTTGGAGTTCCATGAAGCGACTAGGGGGTACCGGTTCGCCAACTTCGCCTTCTTGTTGTCTCCTCCTTTTCCAGGTTTCTTTATCGCTGGAGAATTGGCGAGGTTGAAAGCAAGGAATGAAATCATCTCGTATTTCTCAAATAGCTCCTTGAAAAGCTGTCTAGGCGCATCGCGTTCGGAAGGATCTTTGATACCTGTGAATAACACGGTGCCGTTCTTAAAGAACTGATAGGTCCATTTTGGTTTGTCGAGTTTGAGGACCACTGCAGGGACACCCGCCATTTCGGGGTTGTATGTCACTTTTGCACCCGGGATCTTCTTGAGTTCGTCTTTGAGGTCATCGAGGGATACGGCCCTATTTATGTAGAAAATTCCGTCAATCTTTTTATAAGTTGGGAGGGCCTTGAGCAGAATCTTTGGGGCCCAACCATTCTTGACGATGGCCAAGAGAGCCTCCTCATAGTTGCCTAGCCCCATGACATCGAAATAGGTGTCGGTCATGACGATGGTCTGCTGGCCGCGCTTGGCAATGATCTTCTTCACGTCTTCACTGTCGCCGATCCATCCCTGGCCTGGGACCCAACGCACCACGGGCTTTTTAAAAGTCTCCTTGTATCCGGTAATGTCGGTTAACCCCTTGGGTTCCGTTTCGAATACAGAACGAAAATTGGTTGGTAATTTAAAAGTGACAATTTTGGCCGTGAGTGCCGATGAGGACGCCTTCCAACCCCCCTGATTACTGTTACTGAAAACGCGCTTGGATCGCCATAGTTTCTGGAACTTGGTGATCCGAGCGTGTTGCATACGCTCCTGCTCCGAGAGCGGGTCCATTATTATTTTCCTATATTTTAATCTTGTGGCACAAAGTCAAGACCGAAGATGAACGGTTGCGTAGAGTATGCGCTTCCATTGTAAATCTTGGAATCGACGCGGACCTCGAGTTCCTTGGCACTGAAAGGCCCTGCGTAAAAGTCCTGATTGAACCGATGAGTCCCGAGATTGTTCTGTTTGCAGTGCTCGTTGAACCGGGCGATGAAAAGCGTCTGTGGGATGAAAAGACCTGGGCCAAACTTGAACTTCTCCGAGCACAGAAAGTGCTGGAGCGCGTTCGTGACCTGTGCAATCTGGCTCTGGACCGTCTTGAAGTACTTGGGGAGAACGTTCCAGATGTCCTTGTCAGAGTACTTGTGTGCATAATCAAGATAGGCCCGTAGGCACTTGCACAGAATCGCCGGAATCTCCTGCTCAAGCTTCTGGTCCAGATGAGGGTCAGCATCCGCCACTTGCCGACCAAAGTTCCACGTGGCCAGACGACGCAGGATCGAACCAGAATTGTCCTTCCAGTTGGGAACCTCATTTCCTCCCAAAATTCCTGGCGTCTTCCATTGCATACTCAGCGCCGTCTCATTCTTTCGGGCCACCGACACGTCCTCACCAGACACGAGCGACTGGAACTCAGCCTGTTCGAGCTGGAGATCGCCCTTGATCTCGGGGCTGATGAACATGAACCCACGATAGATGCTCTGAAGACCGAATTTCTTTTCAATATTGTTCGAGAGGGTCGCGACGTCTTCACACTCGTAAAACAGCTTACAAACCTTCGTGATGAGGGTGGACTTGCCCGACCGCGCGATACCCTTCAGAAAGGGAATCACCTGCCAACCGTCCAGCTCATTCACCTCGAAACACAGACGGCCGCAGAAGACGTACATCCACTTACACACATCAGCATCGAACTTCTGGTAATCCAGGACGCGTTGCATGTGAGGCGTGGGAATGTCGTACCAATCTTCTATCTCCTCGTACGGGTCGAAAGGCAAGTCAAAGTACTTGCAGCTCACCAGGGTCGGGTCCAACTCACGGAAATCCTTTGATTTATACGGGTAAAACTTGATTTGATACTTTTGTGAATCTGCATCCCAATCCTTGCCGACGAGGAGGCCGTTCGCAAACGACCAGGTGTGCCGATCCTTCTTGATCTCTGGAAACTGGAAATCCTTGCAGTTTGACAGGTGGCGCACCACGTCACTCACGAGTCCGCCGCGGCTCGTCAGATTCTTCCACATCTCGGGGTTGTCCTCCTTCTGGGTCGTGTCGTACACAAAGTCCTTGATCTCTTTGACCTGCTTCCAGGCACGGGTATTGCGAATCTCGATACAACACTGATCACGGTACCGCCGGTAGCCCTCGTCGTGAGCCTGATGAAGCAGAAACAGCAATAGCTTCTGGTAAGGCGTGTTGGACTCGTCATCCTTCAGAGAAGAGTCGTTATTGTCGATAGCAAGAGTTGGATTGTTAATACGGTTGAAGCGCCGATCCCAGATTCGGAACTGATCGAACATCTCTTGGCGATCTACAATCAGACGACGAACCCGAAATTCGAGTGTAAACTCGTCATCATTCACATCCTTGCTCGAGCGCTTGTTCGCATTTAGATTATCCACACGCGTCAGCAGGGTTCGGCAACTGTTGATGAAGCGCTCCTTGCGCGTCTTCACGTGTTCTACGATATATTTAACCGGATAGCCATCCGCATCACGCTCCTGGTCATTCAGAAACAATACGTACGCCCACGACTTGTCAGCCGCGAGTGTATTTGATCGAATGTGAAAACCAGCATCGGTCTCTGCTTGAGTTATTTTTGACTCAAGTTCCTCGATCGTCCATGAATTGACTTCGGTGCTCTGATAAGCCATCCGAATTTCCTCATCGTGTTCGGGAGTAATCTCCTTCTGGATTGTGTGGACTTTCTTGGCGCTTGACATTACTAAGAATGGGGCAGACTTTTTTAAGCGGGTGCGGCAGTGTACTTGGGCTCCGGAATGCATGAGCACGGGGAAGCCTTGGAGACGGCACTCAGGATTTTGACCAGGATCTTGTTCTGCATCTCGAGGTTCAGGGCGATCTTCTCGGTCGCGTCCTTCAGGCCGACCAGGGCGGTGGCGACCGTCTCGCCGTCCTCGGTCGACAGGAAAGCACCCAGGGCCTCCATGGGATCGCCAAAGTCCATCTCGTCCATCTCCTCCATCTCGTCCAGGTCCTCCTCCTCGTCCTCCTCAGGTGGGGGGCTGGGTGGTGGGGGGCGGGGTACACGAGACATTTAATAGGGCGCCAGAAAATCGGCGCGTCTCCTGGGCGCACGACTCGGCTAAAGAAATCTATGCTAGTTTCAGTAGTGCATGCCCTTTGTGTATTCCATAAAGTGTAAGCTCGAGCCATTCAAGGAATATATAGGTCAAACAACCCAGGACGACTTTCAAATCCGCCTGAACGGTCACATCTCTGACGTAAACAACGGCAGAAAGCGCCATCTATATAACGCCATTCGTCTACATGGATGGGACCAATTTACAATTGAAATTCTTCATAGTTTCCCCAGGGAAGCCGACTGGCAAGAGCGCCTGGACGAGCTCGAGATTCAGGAGATTTCTCAGCGTGGAACCTTGGCCCCAGGCGGATACAACAACGAGACGGGCGGGAACAAGAACAAGGTGCTCCACGAAGACACCAAGGCGCTGATGAGCTCCGTCCGCTCAGGCGACCGTCACGCCATGTTTGGGAAGCACCACGACGAGGAGGCTCGTGAGTTGATTAGGTTAGCTAATCTAAAATCCGTCCAGCAGTGGTCCAAGGATGGCGCCCAACTCCTCAGGACGTTTGTGTCGATCGAGGAAGCTTCGGGGGGTAACGGGGCCTTGGCCGTGAACATAGGCCGTGTATGTAACGGAAAAGAGGGACGAAAAACAGCCGGAGGGTTCCATTGGAAGTTTGTGAATCAGGCCGAACCCCAGGTGGACAACAAGGTTCTGAAATTCACCAAGATCCAGCAATGGTCCTTTGACTTGAAGACCCTTGTAGCAGAATATGATAATATAAGGGAAGCATCAGAAAAGTCAAACACTGATAGGTCTCATATAGGTCGGTGCTGCAAGGGAAGGGGTCGCTCAGCCGGTGGGTTTAAATGGAAATCCGTCTAAATTTTTTTCTTGGGGAATAATACAAAGCGAAAATGGCCGGCGGGTTAATGCAACTGGTTGCTTACGGTGCTCAGGATGTGTATCTGACTGGTCAGCCCAAGGTGACCTTCTTCCAGGCGGTGTACAAGCGCCACACCAACTTTGCGATGGAGAACATCCAGCAGACGGTGAACGGCACCCCCTCCAACAGCGGCCGCGTGTCCGTGACCATTGCCCGCAACGGTGACCTGGTCGGCAACATGTACGTGGCCCTGCAGCCCACCGCCACCGCGGTGGCTAACCTGACCTCCAACGACACCCGCTACGACTCGTCCTGGGTGGCTGAGCGTGCCATCGCCTCCGTTGAGCTGACCATCGGTGGCCAGCGCATCGACAAGCACTACCAGGCGTGGTTCCGTCTGTACTCTGAGGTGTTCCTGAATGAGGCTGACAAGATCAACTACGGCAAGCTGACCTCGTCCCCAGTTGCCAGCGAGGCCACCAACAAGAACTACGTGTACCTGCCCCTGCTGTTCTTCTTCAACCGCAACCCAGGCCTGTACCTGCCCCTGATTGCCCTGCAGTACCACGAGGTCCGCCTGGACTTCGACCTGACGTCGGGCTTCACCAACTACTTCGGCGCCTCTTCCCAGGTGTTCGAGGTGTGGGCCAACTACGTGTACCTGGACACTGAGGAGCGTCGCCGCTTCGCCCAGAAGGGTCACGAGTACCTGATCGAGCAGGTGCAGCACACCGGCGGTGACTCCATCACCGCCGCCTCCCAGACGGTGCGCCTGTCCTTCAACCACCCAGTGAAGGAGCTGGTGTGGTGCTACCAGAACACCACCTCCACGTCCCAGAACAGCATGTGGAACTTCTCCACGGCTGCGGCCAACTGCCAGGTGACGGTGAACCCACTGGCCAACGTGGTCGCTGGCGCGTGCATCCAGATTACCCCCCACACCGTGGGCTCCCCCCGTCTGCTGTCCAACGCGACCGTGGGCACCCAGAACTACTGGATCGAGGAGGGCTCCGCCCCATCCTCGGGCGCCTTCGAGGTCGGCCCACTGAAGGACTTCAAGCTGGTGCTGAACGGCCAGGACCGCTTCAAGGAGCAGCTGGGCAAGTACTTCAACCAGTACCAGCCATACGTGTACCACTCGGGCACCCCCTACCCAGGCATCTACGTGTACTCCTTCGCCCTGCAGCCAGAGGAGCACCAGCCAACCGGCACCTGCAACTTCTCGCGTATTGACAACGCCCAGGTGTCCCTGAACATGAAGGCCCTGACCACCCCTCTGCAGAAGATGTTCGCAGTGAACTACAACATCCTGCGCATTCAATCCGGGATGGGGGGCCTTGCGTTTAGCAATTAAATGGGAGGACTTGCTTTCTTTATATTTCATATGGGTGGTTAACCCCATTCGCCAAAAATATGGGCTTCGGCCCCAAGAACGGTCAAGGTTCTTGGAGTCGAAAGTTAAAGAAAAGACCCCCCATATATTAAGGATGGCTGATCAAACCAAAAAGTGTACAAACTGTACTCGCGCTCCACAACCTCTTGCGGAATTTGAAGGGGCTCGTGGTCCATGTAACACGTGTAAAAAGTGCCGCGAGAAGAATAAAGCTAGAGACGCGGACCCCGAACGTCGAGAATATCACGCAAAACTCAACAAAGAAAAGAACTATTCTAAAGCATTCCGGGAACGCAAGAAAAATGGGGAAGTCGAACCAAAAGAGCACAACATGCAGCAGACTTGTGAATGGGTGAAAACCGATAAAACAAAGGATAGAGTATCACATTGGAAAAAGCTCAATATTAAAGACAGATTGTCTGGTATAAGAAGAACCGCTGAATCTAAAGGAATCGAATGGCATCTGCCAGATGAAGAGGCTGAGAAAATGCTCACAAGTCCGTGTGTTTATTGCGGTCACTTGGACCTCGAAGTCCGGCTGAACGGCATAGATCGTCTGAACCAGCAGGGAAGTTACATAACAGAAAACACCGTTCCGTGTTGCTGGACGTGTAACTTTATGAAAGGGTGCATGGACCCCCTGACTTTTATCGAACAATCGAAAAAGATAGGTGAATGTACTTATAGTTTCCCCGAAGTTCCTCGCCAGGCTAATATCAGACCTCGAAAACCTACCGCCCCAAAATCCGCCACACTCCCTTCAGAGCCGCAAACTCTTCCTCAATGATGACAGCAGTTGATTCAGGATCAAAATAGGGAGAGCAACAGAAAACATCGATGTAAATCTTGTTCAATTCAGGATACGTGTGAGCGCTAAAGTGGCTCTCGGAAAGAACGAGAACTCCTGTGGTCCCATGGGGTTCAAATTGGTGAAAGGATCGGCCCACGACTGTGAACCCGCACCTTTCAGCGATTCGATTCATAATTCTCTCAAGGTGATTAGCCCTGGAGACCCATACACCTTCTATATGCCCGATGAGGTGATTCATCATGTTATTTTAGGGGTTGCTCATTTTATATGGAATTAGGCCGAGAGCCAGGACGATGAACAGAATTGCAAAGAATGCACGACCCGTCGTCTGGTCCTGCTCGTTCTTCGTCTCGACAAAGTTGGAAACGCCCAGACCCAGGAACAGCAGCACGAAGAGACCCAGGAAAATCGTATAAAGGTCAACAGCCATTTGTTATTATATTACATTAAAATAATGGACGAACTCGTGAAGAACACGGTCATCGTCGATTCGCAACTCGTCAAGGCGGTGACCGCCCTGATGCCAGGAGAGAGCATAGAGTGCATCCTTGACGAGACGCGGCTCGTGATCCTGAAGCGCGTATTTAACTCTCTCAAATATCGTCATTTCACGACCGTCGTGCATCTGGTTGATGAGATCAAGACGAGCGGCCTGACCGAAGAGGACGCGAAGAAGGTTATGATGTGGTTCGTGCTGGATGAACAAGTGGGTTTTGAATTCAAGAAGGAAATTAACTCTCTACTGGAATCTGAACTCTTGGGTTCAATTTTTAAATTCGTTTCAAAAATAGAACCTAATATCCCGGACGGGTGTTGTATCCCCCTGAAGTTGAAATGCCTGAAATTGTGGTCCAGAAATACATGAGGAACAGGCCCATGACCACGAGGGTCGCAGCCTTGATCATCTCGTTGGCGAACTTTCGGCGGTAAGCCGACAGGAAGGACTGGAGACCGAACATCATAAGAGCCAGTGCGGTCACGAGTATCAGGCCGGGTGCCAACATTTAATACTTAAGGACATTTTTATTTAGTACACTATGAACTTTGCTTACCTGGATGCCAGGAGCCTCTTGGAGACGGTCATGGTCCCTCCACCCGAGCCTGTTCAGGCCATCCCCTGTGACCTGGGACCGACATGGCACGAGTTTGGCGAGGAGCTACACAAATTCAAGATGGAATTCGCCAAGACGCGGGCACAGGTTACTATAAACCTCGCGGCACTGACCGAAAAGCAAGAAGAGATGAATGTCCTTCGAATGATGATCGATAACGTCACCTCTCAGGACTTAAAGGAAAAGCTCGAGGATATATTATCAAAGCACGAGTCCGAAGAAGGGATCTCTACCCTGACTCAACAATGTGGGGAACTCAAGGGTAAGATGGAGGCGATGAAGAAGGTGCTGATGGACACGGGGTCTGAAAGGTACGGAAAGTTCACCTGCTTTGTATGCATGGACCGACTTGTTGACTTGTTCATTGAACCCTGTGGCCACGTGATTTGTGACGCGTGTTTTGTGAGAACGACCAACAAGGTCCAGTGCCCAGGGTGCCGCGTCAGGATGGAGGGGGTGAAGAAGATTTTCACGATGAACTAGCCGGGTGCGTTAAATTAGTGAAATTTGTTTAGTGTGTAATAACATAAGGTTCCATAGTATAACGGTTAGTACGGCAGACTCTGACTCTGTAAATGCGTGTTCGATTCACGCTGGAACCTTCTTCCATAGCACAGTGGTAGTGCGTCCGCTTAGTAAGCGGGAGGTCCTGAGATCGATCCTCAGTGGAAGAATTTTGACCTGAACAAGTCGTTAAAAGGTTCTTCTGACTTTGGCGCAGTGGTATTTTCACTAGAGCGCATCGGATTGTAGGCTCCGGTCTTCCAGACCGTTGGCGGGGCTCCGCTGGTCGTGTGTTCGAATCACACAAGTCAGAACGACCCGAACAAGTCGTTAAAAGGTTCATCAGGCTCCTGTAACTCAGCCGGTAGTATTTACATATCGTTAGTGTGAGGCTGTTATTTATAGTAACGGCGGAAGACCTCAAAGTCGCAGGTTCGACCCCTGCCGGGAGCGATTTTTTTAACTGTCCAGCTCCAGTTAAAAAAACGCAACGTAAAAAGTATAAAATGGCCGTCCGCCTCGTAGATTCCATGCCCCGTGGCGTGTTCGAGGGTGACGCCGCAATCGTACAGGCTGCCCGAGTTTCCTACGGCGCCGGAACCAAGACCGTCAGCAATGACCGGGCTCTCATCCGCTATCTCATGCGTCACAAGCACACGACGCCGTTTGAGATGGTTGAATTCAAGTTTCATATCAAGGCGCCCATCTACGTGGCGCGTCAGTGGCTCCGTCACCGTACAGCCAGTGTTAACGAGATGTCGGCCCGTTACTCCATCGTCGACACGGGCTTCTTCTTGCCCGAGGAGCTCCGCAAACAGGCCACAAGCCGCGGACAGGGTGGAGAGGAGCCGTTCGGTGATGGGGGCTCGAACCTTCTGGCCAAGCAAAAGGCTTCGTGCGATCTGGCTTTCCACGTCTATGACGAACTGATCGCCAAGGGCGTCTCACGCGAACTGGCCCGGGCGCACTTGCCTCAGAATACCTTTACTGAATTTTATTGGAAAATTGATCTCCACAACCTGCTTCACTTTCTGCAGCTTCGTATTGATGATCATGCCCAGAAGGAGATTCGTGACTTGGCGAAGCAAGTCTATGATTTGATCAAGCCTATTGTCCCTGTTACATGTGAGGCCTTTGAGGACTTCCGGATCGGTTCCATGACCCTATCACGCATCGAGGTTGATGCAATTAAGAATGACAAATCATCAATCCCTGGACAGGGTGAGAATCAGGAGTTTCAAGAGAAGCTCAACCGGCTCTACCTCCCGGAGACGCCACCCCCACCCAAGTCGCTATTTGGTCGGATCCTTATGTGTTTTTCAAAGGCTTAAAGTTTATATTTAATATTAAAATATGAAGGCTAAAATTCCAGGTGCGTTGAGAGAGCAGGTTTGGATTCTTTATTGTGGAGATCGGCTCTTTAAACACAAGTGCCTCGTGACGTGGTGTGAAAACGTCATGACGCCTTTCCAGTTTGAGTGCGGCCACAACCAACCAGAATCTAAAGGAGGAGCTACTGACATTAACAACTTGCGGCCAATTTGTGGCAAGTGCAACAGGTCCATGGGTGACGAGTACACTATCGACGAGTTCTCAGCTTTATCAGGGCCTAAACACGCCCGGCACCTCTGGGAGTGTTTCAGGTACTCAGGTACTTCATCTTCTCCTGTGTCTTCACCTGGAAGAACATGAAAATAAAGACCAGGAGGGGCAGACTGCGGAGCTCACCAAGCGCCGAGTGCTCGTATCCTGACATGCCATCCAAGGGGAAAGGCACCTTCTTTATGACCATACGGGCACCATACACGACGGCTCCAACGATTGCAAACTGGACACAAACCTCGAGGAAGGTCATCCACTTTGGCTTGGCTTTGTCCAATTTTGGTGTAAATTTGTCAACAAGTCTGGAAACGAAGAACGCAAAGACGAAGCAAAGGACACCAACCCACGCGACGCCCAATGTCCGAATGAGGTCATGACTCATATTACTAGTATTAAAGAAAAAAGTCCTTGTAAAGTCGGGAAGTGAAAGCTTCCCAGCGCTCCAATAACACAACTGGTTAGTGTATCGGTCTTATGAGCCGAAAATCCGAGTTCGATCCTCGGTTGGAGCAGAGGAGTTCACTCCTCGTCGCGACGTCAAGTCGCTCAACCCACGTAGCACAATTGGATAGTGCACCCGCCTTCTAGGAGAGAACGTAGTTCTCGACTCGTGTGTTAGCGGGAGGTTGTGGGTTCGACCCCCACCGTGGGTATTTTACGCATCAGTGTCCGAGTTGGTCCAAGGAGCCAGACTTAAGATCTGGTGGTCGCAAGACCTCGTGGGTTCGAATCCCATCTGATGCAAGGAGTGAACCTTTGGTTCACTCTCGCGATCCCGAATCGTTCCATAAAATCTATACATAGTAATAGATGGATTTTATGAAATGTATATGGGATTCTGACCAAGTGGCTCACGTCACTCTCGTGGTCAGGGACTATCCAGCAGAAGGCGTGACTCTAGACGTCATAAAACCAATGATTCAGGAAATTCGTGACAACGCCAAAGAGATGATTATCAAGGCGGATCTGGCTGGTTCTGGTATAGTAAATATAGAAAGGTTCAGGCTCATCGTGAAGATAGTCAGGGAGGTTGTGGATTACACGCGCGATGACAACCTCTTGAGACAGATTCAGTTTGTGAATACGGGCTTTATCTTCAGAGCTCTTTATAGACCCATAAGTCTGGCCATACCCAAGTACTTCCGCGATATGGTTGTGTTTTTATAACCTAAAATAAAATTAGATGGGGAGCAATTCGGTGAATTGCTCCTGGCTCCGTTTCCAGCCAGATGAGGAGGCCAAGATTCTCTACGTGGACATCCTCGTCGGGCGGCTCATAGAATTACAGCCGAGCACTACGGAGGCTACGGACGAGTTTTGTCAGGAGCTTTATCCAGTTCTTGACCAAATTCAGGCTCTGTGTCTCCAGAGAGGTCTGAAGCAGGTGTGCTCGGCCGACTTGGCGGACGTCAAGGTTCGTAACCTCAAGCCGATGACAATGATGCGCATCATTTGGAACGTCTATGATCATACCAAAAATTGTATTTTACTCCAAAATTGCCAGGTGTCCGGAGGGGGTGCGTTCTTCAACACGCTTGTGGGGGCTGTCCGGGGGTTCCTTCCACCGTTCATGCGTAATCTCATCACGTTAATTCCAGATCAAAATTGTATAGACTCTCAAGTAGATGGCTCAGATTCCGAAGGTGACGCATCAGATTTGGTTTCAGGGTTGGGACCAATTGCCTGAAAAGTATCGTGATGATACGGAAAAACTTTCAATTTTGAATCCAAATTGGGAACACATGAAGTGGAATGAAGAGTCCCTACGGGCCGAGTGTGAAAAATTTGGTCCCGAGGCGACCGCCAAGTTTGATGCATTTACAAATATGATTCAAAAGATTGATTTTGGACGCTACGTGGTTCTTTATAATAATGGCGGTATCTCAATTGACTGTGACGCCGAATGTCTCCGCCCTCTTGATAAGATTCCAGGTATTTCGAATGAAAATTTAATTATATCCAAATGGTCACAGAGATCTGATTTTGAATCTTGGCTCTGTCATCGTGGCGCGTGTCCACGTGGTACAATCATGATGAACAACGCCACCATCGCATGTTCTCCTAAACATGATATTATGAAAAAATTTATTGAATTTTTGATCGAAAATAAATCGCGCGATCCAGAAACACAAAGTGATACTGAAATTCAAACAGGGCCTACAATCACTAGCTATTTCTTCAATAACTATTTAGATGATATATTCATATTAGATCCTGAAATTATAGAGCCATGGGGTCGGATAACAAAGCGCACGGTTCTTAATCACAAATACGCATGCTCATGGATGCACCCAGCAGTCCAGTGGATCTCCCCAGTTTATCTCATTGTTCGGAATAATTTCTTGTTTTTGATAATCATGGTACAGGCTGCGTTAATATTTCTAATAAAATTTAGACGATTATAATAGTTATGATCGAACCTCATATGTATTGTGTCAACCTTGAACGCGCAAAAGAGCGGCGGATCATAATTGAAAAGGAATTTGAGCGTGAGGGTCTTGATGTGGAATTCATCCCAGCATTCGATTCATCGGCTCACGGAATAACCAAAGAAAACGTCAGACCCGAGATCCATCCAGGTGAATTTGGTTGTCTCATGTCGAACTATAATATATGGAACGACATGGTGAAAAATGAATATGATGTTGCTTTGGTTATGGAGGACGACATCGAGCTTTTACCCGACTTTAAAAAGCACGTCAGTGAAATTGAACTTCCGAAAGAGTGGGACATTGTATATCTAGAGTACGTCTCCCCGATTTACGACGGCCCCGCGACGTGTGACGTGTTGGAAGGGCGCTGCCTAGGCACAATGTGTTATCTCATTACAAAAAATGCGGCAAAAAAACTCTTGGCGTTCGATCCCAAAGATTGGCGCGGTGCCGATAAGCAACTTGCACAAATTCCTTTAAAGACATTTTACGCGATAAAACGCCTTGCGAAACATGACCTGCTTAATAGCGGGATAGGGATGGAGATAGGCCGCGTCCCTATATTTCATAATGTAATTTGGTTTCTACAAGAATATGGAACATACTTAGGAATCGTGATAATAACACTGCTATTGACTTCACTGTATTACAGAATATACAGATAAAAGGCTAAAAGGTACTCACTGTAAGATGAGCGACCTCCTCGTATTCTATCCACAGGGTCCCCACCTGTACATTGAATTCCTGGGGGCCAAGTACATCGAGCGTCAGCCCAAGAATGCGCTCGAAGCACAGGCGTTCTCGATGGCCATCAAGCCTGTCGTTCAGCAACTCGATGATTACGTGGAGAAGCACGGTCTCAAGGAAATCATCGAGCTGAACCTCAAGGGGGTTCCAATTTCAAAACTAAATTCAGAGACGGCCATCCATCTCCTGAAACTTATGATTGAGATCAGACCTGAGAAGGGCCTTCTGGAAAAGATTAAGATTACTAATAGCAACCCATTGTTTAGCATGGTTTACAAGAGCGTCAAGGGTCGACTCCCCCCGCGTATTTCTGGCATCGTGGAATTTGCAGACAATGACAAATTTTTTTAGGTCCTTAATATCATGGCGAAGGAAGACCCGTGGCACGACAAGGAAGAGGCGTATCTCAAAAAAATAGAGGCGCAGTGCAACGCGTACCACTCGTACTTTAATAAAGACTATCAGTACTATCATACACTGTCGTCGCGCTTTAACATCCCTATCCTTGTCATATCATCCATCAACGCACTCACTGCGATTTCTTTGAATGAATTTATGACTCAAACGTACGTCAGTATTCTGAACGCCGTTTTATCGGCCGGAACTGGTATTCTAGGATCGATTCAATTGTATATGAAAATTAATGAGAAGATGGCGAACGCACTGCGCTCGGGCATCCTCATGAAACGCCTGGCGCTCAAGATTTCCAAGGAGATGAGCATAGATCGTGAGCAGCGTGGAACGGTCGGCCAACAGTTCCTACAAGAGTGCTTTGCTGAATTCAACGCCGCTCTAGAACAATCGAACCCAATTGAGAAGAAGATTCAGAACTTTTTGGCCCTCGGGCAACAACCCCCAGTGCCCAAACCCATGAGCTTCATGAATCTCGCATCGGCCGCCGTGGCGAACATATCCCCTAGACGAACGTCTATTGACCTTGAAAGAAGTTTCACTTCATATGGAAAGACGCAACATCCCGAGGGGTCTCGCGCCAAAATGCTTTGGGGTTTTCTTGGAACAAATCAAAGAGCCGAGAGTTCTCCGCCAGAATCAGAGTCTCCGCCGAATCTGAACGAGTCAATCCCTGAGGAAGATTCTCCAAGAGCACGGGATGCAGGGCTGCGAGTTCGGGCGTACGAAGTTTAGCGACTGCAAACCCTAGGTCCATGTCCAGCCCCGTTTCGATGTCCCGAAGCCAATAGTGTTCACAAGCCTCTTTGGTCTGTTCGATAACACACCATCCCTTGACCATAACGGTTTTCGTACCCTTCTGATCAAGCGAACGCTTCAGCAACGCCAAGTGATGAATGACAGTTCCCGGCACGTTGTGAACCTTGAGGCGGAGCGCTGTATGTTTCACTACGTCATCCATCTGTTAATACATTATCTTTTTATTTCCTTATGTTAAATGAGTTTCGGTTCATTTATATCAGGAGGGTTGTTAGTTCTTATACTCATCATTATCCTAGCGAATGTATTACCTGTGGCCCCGTCAAATTGTCCAGTTCCAAGTCCTTCTTAAAAAAATGAAACCCTAAATTAACAATGACAGACCCGATTCTAGCCCCCAGCCCGTCGCGCTTCACAACCTTTCCTATACGGTACCCTGACCTTTGGGCACTGTATAAGAAAGCCATCGGCTCCTTCTGGACGGTCGAGGAGATTGACCTCGGCGCGGACCTCAAGGATTGGGAGCGCCTGAATGATTCGGAGCGCCATTTCATCAAGACGGTCCTGGCGTTCTTCGCCGCATCGGATGGAATTGTGATGGAAAATATTGATCTAAATTTCTCAAAGGATGTTCAGATTGCCGAGGCTCGGTCATTTTATGCGTACCAGAGCTTCAACGAGTCGATTCACTCCGAGACGTACTCGCTCATGATTGACAAGTTGGTCCGAGACCCAGAGGAGAAGGCGGATCTGTTCCGTGCCATAGAGACTGTACCAGCTGTAAACAAAAAGGCGGAATGGGCCATGCGGTGGATGAATCCTGGAGCCTCGTTTGCACAGCGTCTCGTAGCTTTTGCATGCGTGGAAGGAATCTTCTTCTCTGGCTCGTTCTGTGCTATTTTTTGGCTCAAAA